CCTTAAAAATTCTCCGGGGGTCAAAATCCTGTCAAAATGGATTTTAGATTGACAGCTTTACGCCCTCTCTATAAGGGATCTTGGTCTTCTTTTGTCGCACATAGAAGGACCCTCTTTCAGTTGAAGACTCCTTTCAGGGTTATTAAAACATACCTAGATCTCTTATAGAGAGTACGTAAAGTATTCAACATCTCGGCAAAAGATATTAGAAAGGAGACGAAAGTATATGGGAAGAAGAGCAGCGACAGCTACTTCCGCAAAGAAGCGTTCAAGGGTTCCTATGACTCCTGAAGACAGGGAACAGTACTTGATAAATCTCTCACTCGATGCTGCTGAAAAGCAGTTACGTGAAGGCACAGCCTCATCACAGGTCATTACGCATTTCTTAAAACTCGGTTCTTCAAGAGAGCAGCTGGAACAGGACAAGCTCAGAGAAGAAACTAAGCAGACAAAAGCCAAAATCGATTCATTGGAAGCTTCTGCTAAGAGCGAAGAGAGATACGCTGCAGCAATTGAAGCAATGCGTAGATACCAGGGTATCGAAGATGAGTAGATCAAGTCCAATGTCACGATCATATTTGAAAATGATCGAGTATTCTACGTTTGAAGAACGGCTGCAATACTTAATGCTGTCTGGTTCAGTTGGGTACGAGACATTCGGCTATGACCGATGGGTTAATCAGGCATTATATTCATCAGGCGAATGGAGAGAGTTTCGTCATAAAGTAATTGTCAGAGATGGCGGTTGCGATTTAGGTGTTGAAGGATACGAGATACAAACACGACCGTTGATACATCACATAAATCCAGTTACCAAAGAGATGATACTTAACCGAGACCCAATGGTATTCGACATGAATAACGTTGTGACAACAACCCATCAAACACATAATGCCATACACTATGGACACGATACAAATGTTCGTAGCGGCCCTGTAATAAGGAGACCAAATGATACATGCCCTTGGAAACATTGAGGAGGAATTCAATGGAAGAGAGCATTCTTAAGACTATCAAGCAGCTTATTGGATGTCCTGACGACTTTGAGCAGTTTGACTTGGATTTAACCATTCATATCAATTCTGCATTTTCAGCTCTCACTCAATTAGGAGTTGGTCCGAAAGAAGGATACCGAATCACTGGTCCGGATAATGTCTGGAGTGAATTCGAAGAGGACACTCAGAAGTCAAGTTTGATAAAAGATTATGTGTACATCAAAACTCGTCTGTTATTCGATCCGCCAACAAGTGGTTCGTTAATGGACAGTTTGAAAGAGCAACTTAAGGAAATGGAATGGAGATTGTACATAATGTACTATCCTGTTTCCGAAGATGATAAGAAAGGAGAGAATGACGATGACTAATTACTCAGCAGATGATGTAAAAGACTTCTTAGTCAACAATCAGGAATTCTCTGACTATTATCTAGCACATTACGGATTACCAAGACGATCCGGAAGATACAAATGGGGATCTGGGAAGGAACCATATCAAAGTCTTAGATCATCGGCTAAAGCTGGTGAGAAGTTTATAAAAAGTTTTTCTAAAAAGAGTGGAGTTGAAAAACAAAATAACAAAAGAAGAGAAAGAACCAAAGCAGTCCAACTTGATAAAAAGAAACAAAAAAAATCTAAATACAGAAACGAAAAGGCATATGTAAAAACTTTATCTGATGAAGAGCTTAAACGAATAAATACTCGAGATCAGATGGAATCCACATACCTTAAAAACCATCCGCAGAAGCAGCCATTACCAAAGATGTTAGTTGATAAAGCTATGAAAGATATTATTGTTCCTGCAGTTACAGAAGTTGTGAAAGAACAAGGAAAAGTTTATATCAAGGGTAAACTCAATGCTGCCGCTCAGAAGATGATTAATGAAGCAGTTAAAGCTGAAACAAAGAGTACGAAAAAGAAAAAGAAGTAGGTGATGCAAAATGCTAAGCAATACGGCAACGCCTAGGTACTACGGGGAGTTCCGAGATAAAGTCCTGGATGGAGAGATTCCTGTTAATAGGGAGATTTCCATGGAGATGAACCGTATTGATTGGCTTATAGCTAACCCCGGTGTATACTATGACGACAATGCTGTAGAAGGATGGATTGCTTTCTGTGAATCTGAAATGGTCTTGACCGATGGGTCCGACTTGGAACTGTTGGATACATTTAAACTTTGGGGAGAGCAATTATTTGGTTGGTTCTATTACGTTGAGAAAACGGTGTATGAACCAAATGCTTCTGGACGAGGCGGACATTTCGTAAGGAAATCCGTCAAAAAGCGTCTTGTCAACAAACAGTATCTTATCATTTCTCGAAGTAATGCAAAATCGTTATACGAGAGTTTAGTGCAAGCTTATTTTCTGACAGTCGATACAACAACGACACATCAGATTACAACAGCCCCAACAATGAAACAGGCTGAAGAGGTTACAAGTGCGATTAGCACTGCCATAGCCAGAGCGAGAGGGCCGGTGTTCCAGTTTTTAACCGAAGGTTCTATACAGAACACCACAGGTTCAAAAGCGAACCGTGTAAAGCTTGCATCAACCAAAAAAGGTATACAGAACTTTCTTACGGATTCACTACTCGAGATAAGACCCCTGAGCATTAACAAACTTCAGGGATTACGAGTAAAAGTAGCAACGGTTGACGAATGGCTCTCTGGTGAATTGAGAGAAGATCCAATTGGTGCGATCGAGCAGGGTGCAGCCAAAATAGATGGATATGTAATCTTAGCAGTAAGTTCGGAAGGTACCGTCCGTAATGGATGTGGAGATGCCATTAAAATGGAATTAATGGACATTCTCAAAGGCGAATACCAGAACTGGCATACTAGTATTTGGTATTACAGGCTTGATAGCGTGGATGAAGTCGGAGACCCAGACATGTGGCCTAAGGCTAATCCGAACCTACCGATCACAGTCAGCTATGAGACGATTCAGCAAGATGTTGAACGAGCTGAGAAAGCACCAGCTACAAGAAATGATATTCTGGCAAAACGTTTCGGAATTCCTATGGAGGGATATACATATTATTTCTCTTACGAAGAAACACTTCCGCACAGACCTAGAAGCTTTTGGAAAATGTCATGCACAATGGGAGCGGACCTTTCTCAAGGTGATGACTTCTGTGCTTTCACATTCTTGTTCCCACTGAGAAACGGAATGTTTGGAGTAAAAGTTAGAAGTTATATAACCACACTTACTTTGAGTAAGTTGAACTTAGCAATGAGACAAAAGTATCAAGAGTTTATCGACGAAGGCACTCTTATTGTTATGGAGGGAAGCATCATCGATGTGCAAGATGTATATGAGGATCTCGACAAGTTCATAATAGACGCTCAGTATGATGTTTGCGCTTTGGGCTATGACCCATATAATGCAAAAGAGTTTATTGAAAGATGGGCTCAGGAGAATGGGTCATTCGGAATTGAGAAAGTTCCGCAGGGCGTTAGAACTGAAACGGTTCCTCTTGGAGAAATTAAGAAATTATCGGAAAAGAGGATGCTGATATTCGATGAATCTTTAATGAGTTTCTGTATGGGCCATTGCATAACATTGGAAGATACAAACGGAAACAGGAAACTGTACAAGAAACGTTACGAAGACAAAATCGATAACGTCTCAGCATTGATGGATGCACTTGTTGCTTACAAAGTTAATAAAGACGCATTCGAATAGGAGTAATGGTTATGTATGTAAAAATAAAGAATGACGATGGCACGTTTTCGTTAGTTCATTCGGACTTAGGCGGTGACCATCTGGAACATTATGGACTGCCAAGGCGGTCTGGCCGTTACAAGTATGGATCGGGAAAAGATCCGTATCAGCATTCTGGAAGAAGAGCATCGCATCTAGAGTCAAAATCGGATCGACTTGCATCTAAGATGAAGAAACAAACTTCTAAGAAGACAAAGTCACGTATATCTGATTACGAACGAAAAGCTTCAGAAGCTATGACTAAAAGAGTCAAGTTCAAAGAAAAGGAAGAGGCAAAACGTGTTAAGCGTGACCACGCTATTACAGATATTGGGTATACCGGAAATCTTCAAAAAGCCGAACGAGCTCGGAAGAAAGCGAACCGTTATGGAAAGAAAGCTGCTAAGTACACCAGGAAGGCTGAAGCAATCAAACGGCGTACAAGCAGAACTGCAGAAAAGAAGAAAGCGGTAGATGCTGAGTTAGCTTCTATCCGTGGCGCAAAATACGTTCAAAAACTTAAAAAGAAACAGAAAGGATGGTAATATGAGTAATTCTGTATATTACAAGGCCACCGATGAGGACGGAAACACCGTTCTCAAACATAGCTGGAAAAATCATAAATATATTCGTATCGAGAACGGTAGATATATTTATCCTGAAGATGAAGCAGCACAAAAAAATGCTGTATTAATACAGAGGCGGCAAGCAATGCAAAAGCTTCGTTATAAGAACAATGCCGCTAATCAAGCAAAAAAGAATATACCTTATAAAGGTCCAACAGATGCAATTGCAGCACAGAAGGTCCAAAAAGAAAAAGATTTCCAAAAACGTGTCAGAGCAATGAATGCTCATACTGTAGCTAAGAAGAATGCTGATATGGTAAAGAAGAAGCAGGACCGACAGATGAAACAAATTGCAGCCAATGTTAAGAAACAGAATGCCCCTTCAACAAAAGTTAAGAAAGCAGCAAACTTTGCTAAAAAGGTAGCGACCAGAGATGCAGTTGCAAAGACAGTAGCAGCAAGATATCTTCTGGATAAAGCTTCAAAATCCCCAACAGCAAACGCTGCAAGGGCAAAAGCAAAGTCTGTAATTTCAAAGGGTGAGTACAAAGTTACCAGAGCTGGACAGAAACTTGCTCGTGATGTTAAGAAGACTGGTGTATATAAGAAAGTAAGAAAAGCTACGTCAACTGCTAGAGACCGTGCAATGACTTCTGCAGAAGCACGCAATAAGGCAAATTCTGTCAGATCAAAGGCAGAGTACAAAATTGAACGAGCTGGTCAGAAGCTTGCCAATGATGCTAAACCTTATGTAACATCGGCAAAGAAGAATGTTAACAAGGCATATAAGTCAGCTAAGAAAGAATACAATAGAGTTTCTAGAGATGCCAGCAAAGCTTACAAATCAGCTAAGAAGAAAGCTAAGAAAGTAAGCAGATCTTTCAATAAAGCTAAGCGTGCAGGCAAAGCTTATCTGGATTACCTTACTAAATAAGGAGATTACTTATGGGTTTTATGAACAGATTAAAGCATGGTTGGAATGCATTTATGAACAAAGATCCAACAGCGTATCAAAATGGAACTGGTCTTGGCGCAGTGAGTTATGACAATCCATCTCGTCCTAGACTTACGATGGGAAATGAGCGGTCAATCGTTACAACGATCTACAATAAGATATCCGTAGATGCCGCAGCAATTGACGTAGAACACGTCATGCTAGACGCAGACAAACGCTTTACTGACGACGTTGAGGATGGGCTTAACTACTGTTTAACAGCGGAAGCCAATATTGATCAGACATCGCGAGCGTTTAAACAGGATATTTTCCTGAAACTTCTTGACGAAGGATGCGTTGCTATAGTTCCGATTGATACGACTATGGACCCCGTGCATGGCAACGTTTACGATATTCAGACGATGCGTACAGCAAAGATAATCAATTGGTATCCGCGCCATGTTAGAGTGCGAATCTACAATGATCGCACTGGTGAATTCGAGGAAATGGACCTTCCAAAGAAAATGGTCGCGATCGTTGAAAATCCATTCTATGCAATTATGAATGCACAGAATTCAACGGCGCATCGACTGAAAAGAAAGCTTGCAATTCTCGATTTCATAGATGATCGAAGTGGATCTGATAAGCTTGATTTGATTATTCAGTTGCCATATACGATTAAGTCTGAAGCAAAGAGAGCTCAGGCCAAAGAACGTCGTAAAGAACTTACTGAACAATTGGCAAGCTCTGAATACGGCATTGCTTACATAGACTCAACGGAGCATGTTACTCAGCTCAACCGTTCGATTGAAAACAATTTACTCAAGCAGGTAGAGTATTTCACAAATTTGTTATTCTCTCAGCTTGGAATGACGGTGGAGATTCTCAATGGCACAGCAGACGAGAATACAATGAATAACTACTACAATAGTATAGTTGAGCCAATACTTGCGGCAGTCGTAGATGAGATGAATCGGAAGTTCTTAACAAAGACTGCTAGGACCAAAGGGCATGCAATTAAATATTTCAGAGATCCATTCAAATTGGTGTCTACTACGAATCTTGCAGAGCTTGCTGATAAGTTCACGAGAAACTGTATAATGACATCTAATGAATTCAGGCAAGTAATTGGATTAAGGCCAGTGGATGATCCTAAGGCAGATACGCTGACGAACAATAATATTTCGGCGTCGAACACTGAATTGGATCAGATGCATAATACAAATTCTGCTGACGAGGAAACAGAAGAACAATAAAGGAGGAATTCAAAATGGGAGCTAAACGCTCAAAGTATTCCGATTGCGACTTTAAGGGCTGGGCTACAAAGTTTGGTATTCTTTGCGCTGATGGAAGAATTATTCAGCATGGTGCTTTTGATGATATCGATGGCGCTAAAGTTCCATTAGTGTATAACCATGATCACGGTAACATTAATAGCGTGCTTGGGCATGCTTATATGGAATGCCGAAAAGATGGTGTTTATGCGTACGGATATTTCAACGGTTCAGATAATGGTCAAATCGCGAAAGATGCTGTTCAGCACGGAGATATGGATTCGCTTAGCATTTGGGCTAATCATCTTCAGCAGCGTGGGCCATATGTTCAGCATGGTGAAATTAAAGAACTTAGCCTTGTTCTTGCAGGAGCAAATCCAGGAGCATACATTGAAGATGTTGCCTTAGCGCATGGCGACACAATTGACAATGATGATTATGAGGCATATATTTATTCGGGAGAGTATCTTGAGATTATGCACTCAGATGAGAAAGGAGAAGACGAAGTGGATAATAAGAGCATTCAGGATGTCGTTGATACAATGACGCCAGAACAGAAGGATGCTTTCTACATGGCTGTAGGAAGTGCATTAGCAGAAGATCCTAACGCTCTCGAAGACGAAGATGAATACGAGGACGAGGATGAAGATGAAGAGGATGATCACGACGATTCCGAAGAATATGAAGAGGAGGATGACGACGAAGATCCTGACAAAGATGATGACGATTCTGAAGAATATGAAGAGGAGGATGACGACATGGGTGCAATCGCACATAACTTATTTGAAGGCAACAATACAGACAACGGAGACGTTCTGTCCCACAGCGAAATGCAGGAGATTATCGAGGACGGTAAGAGATATGGCTCTATGAAAGAATCATTCCTTGCTCATGGTATTACAAATATTGAGTACTTGTTCCCGGATGCCAAAAATTTAAACACACCACCTGAGTTCATTGCAAGAGACCAGGGATGGGTAACCGAAGTAATGAACGGTGTACATCATACGCCATTCTCAAGAATCAAGTCTACATTTGCAGACCTGCGTGAGGATGAAGCTCGTGCAAGAGGTTACATCAAAGGTAAGCTGAAGAAGGAGGAAGTATTCTCATTACTGAAGAGAACAACCACCCCGCAGACAATCTACAAGAAACAGAAGATTGATCGTGATGATGTAATTGACATTACAGATTTCGACGTAATTGTTTGGCTGAAAGCAGAAATGAGAATGATGCTGAACGAGGAAATTGCAAGAGCAGTCCTTGTTGGTGATGGACGTCTTACATCCAGTGACGATCACATCAAAGAGGACAGCGTTCGTCCAATTTGGAAAGATGCTGATCTTTACACAATTAAGTACCCTATTGCAATTACAAAAGAAACAACCGCAGCTGAGAAGGCTACAGCATTTATCGAGGCCTGTGTAAGAGCACGTATCGACTACAAGGGTTCTGGCAATCCGAAGCTGTTCGCTCCAGAGTCAATCATTACTGAGTGCTTGCTGCTGAAAGATAAGAACGGCCGTATCATCTATGACAACATTGACAAGCTGGCTACAGCATGCCGTGTATCTAAGATCGTATCCGTTCCAGTTATGGAAGGTCTTAGCCGTGTAGACAAGACTGACACATTAGCTCTTCAGGGTATTATCGTAAACCTGCAGGATTACAACATCGGCGCAGATAAGGGCGGAGCTATCAACATGTTTGACGACTTCGACATTGATTACAACGCTCAGAAGTATCTTATTGAGACACGTATCTCTGGTGCGTTAATCAAGCCATTATCAGCTATTGCCATCGAGACAAAGATTGCTACAGCAGATCTTAGCAAGGCATCTTCTGGATCTGGAGTCAGCGGTAACTAATCAAAATGGGAGGAAATGATCGTGAATAGATGGTGTGGTAAGATCGGCTTTGCAGAGCAAGTTGAAACAGCTCAATCGGTTTGGACCGAGCAAATAACGGAACGTACATATCGAGGAGATATTCTTCGTAATACGAGACGGCTTCAGGATTCGCAGGAAAAGATCAGCTACAACATTTCAATCTCTAATCAGATAAGTGTTATCGGCGATGCCTATATACGTGATCATTTCGTTGACATGAGATGGATTGAGTTTATGGGGGCTAAGTGGAAGGCAACAGAAGTTGATGCTTCACAGGCCCCTAGACTTATAATAACATTGGGGGAGCTGTGGAATGAGGACGAGACTTGACTTCGATAGATATTTAAAAGATATTGTTGGTAAGTGTGCCAATGTATATTTCAAGCCACCTTCCAATGTATCCGGTGCTGGGCAAAAAGTTATAAAGAACATCAAATATCCGGCAGTAATATACTCTGTCGATGATTACAATATTCGATCGGCAGATAACAAGAACTATAGTATTGATAAAGAATACTCAGTAGAAGTGGTAACTAAAGACCCGGATAACACATTAGTCGATAAGATAGTGGAAATACCCACGGCAAGATTTAACAGATCTTACTTATCAGATGGACTGTATCATTCGGTCTTTGTAATTATATTTTAAAGGAGGAAAAACATGTCTAAATTAACATGGGACAAAACCGGAGAACGTAAGTACGAGACCGGTGTGGATCATGGCGTTATTTATCCAGTTATTGATGGTGAATATGGCGCTGGTTCTGCATGGAACGGTCTCACTGCAGTTACAGAATCTCCATCCGGAGCAGAAGCATCTGCTGTATATGCTGATAACATGAAGTATCTAAGCCTTATGTCAGCAGAGGAGTTTGGAGCTACAATCGAAGCTTATACTTATCCGGAAGCATTCGACAGATGTAATGGAACAGCTGAGATTACCAATGGAGTTACTATTGGTCAGCAGAACAGAGACACATTTGGTTTCTCTTACCGCACATTGCTCGGCAATGATGTAAAGAGTAACGATTATGGTTACAAGATTCACATTATTTACGGAGCTAAGGCTTCTCCATCCGAGAAAGGCTTCCAGACAGTAAATGATTCCCCAGAGGCAATTTCATTCAGCTGGGAGCTTTCAACAACACCAATTGCAGTTGATGGCTTTAAGCCAACAGCGCACCTCGAGATCGATTCTACAAAGGTCGAAGCTACCAAGATGAAGAAGATCGAGGATGCTTTGTATGGAACAGAAGATACAGAAGCTAAATTGCTTCTTCCAGATGAGATCATTAAACTTTTAAAATAACTGACCCGTCACTGGACGTCTCTGCAACTCCTATTACAGGAGAAGACGACCTGTTTGGCAAGAAGGCAGCTGACCTTCAGTCAAATATCAAGGTGAATGAGAGTACTGGAGTAATTTCTGGTACTCTTAACTATGTGACGGGCTATACTGGATTCAGCAGTAAAGTCGACGAACAGAGTGGTAATTACATCGCTCTTGACATTGCTCCAAAGAGTGGTTTCCCTGAATCATTAACGGTTGAAGTTAAAAATGGAACATCTGGCCCATCTAAACTTCTCCAGTCTGATCATCAGGCAGTTCTTAAGATCAAGGACACTAATAAGCAGTCTATCTTGATTAAAGCAACTAACAAAGGCGCGACAGAAACAAAAGAATACTTACTTACAGGCGTAACACTTAAAACAGAATAAAGTTTTTCCTAGTCTGCTGAAATATGCAGACTGGGATTTTTAAGAATGAAAGGAGACTAAATTATGTTTATCAAAACTATCAATTACAAGGACTTTGACGGAAATGAGAGATCTGAAGATTTCTACTTCAATCTTACTCAGAGTGAAATTTTAAAATTGGAAACAAGCCTTAACGGGGGCTTAACATCATACATGAGCCTTATGGTGCAGAAACAGTCTCAGCCGGATATCATGAATCTTTTTGAGAAGATTATTGATGCATCTTACGGAATCAAATCTCTTGACGGCCGTACATTTACAAAGACTCCTGAAGCACTGGCAGAGTTCAAGGCTACTGCAGCATATGACAAGTTCTTTATGGAAATTTGTATGGACGAAGCAAAAGCTTCCGAGTTTCTGCTTAATATCATGCCTGATGAAGTAAATGACAAGATCAAGAAAGCGGCGGAATCCGGAGTATATGACGATGCTACATTAAGCGATGCTCAGAGAAAGGCGATTTCAGCAGCAATGGCAGAAGTAGCAGGATCTGTAGCAGCTACAGATGACGCTGTGAAAGAAGCAAACTAAGGAGATAATAATGCTCGAATTAATTCTTCCTGGATATGAGCCGTTTGATCAAGAAACTCAAACTTTTGGGAAGGTTGTAAAACCTACTAAGATTAAGCTCGAGCATTCCCTAATAGCAATTTCAAAATGGGAGCAAGTATGGCATAAACCATTATTGAAATCTATGGATGAGGGAACTCTAACCGACGAAGAGTTTCTTGATTATATGTACTGTATGATAGTTGGGTCTTTCGATAAGGTTGAGTTTTTTAAGCGACTTGATGATAGTTTACTTAAAAAAATAATTGACTATATCGAGGACCCAGCTACAGCATCTATGGTTTTTACAATTGGTGATGACGATAAAGGGAAACCGGAGACATTAACAAGCGAGCTAATATATGCTTACTTAGCTATGGCTAGAATACCATTTGATCCCTGTGAGAAATGGAATATTAGACGCGTTTTTATGCTCATAGAGTTGTACACGGTAAAAACAAATCCTCCTAAGAAAATGACCAATGAAGAAATCCGTAGATGGCAAAAGAAAGAAAATGAACGAAGAAAAAAAGAATTACATACAAAGGGGTGATAATATGGCCAGAGCACGAAAAGCGGCTGTTAACCTTATTAATTCTTGGGTTGGCAAAAACGAAAAAGATGGATCTTATAAATCCATTCTTGATATTTACAACAAACAGAAAACGAAACCAAGAGGTGTTACTATGAAACCTGGAATGGCGTGGTGCGCTACAACTTGGTCTGCAGTAGCAATTGCCCTTGGATATACTGATATCATGCCAGTTGAGTGCAGCTGTTTTTATATTATTAAAAAAGCTAAGAAAATGGGCTGTTGGCAGGAGAAAGATAACTATATTCCTAAAATCGGAGATGCATGTATTTACGATTGGCAGGATAATGGCGTAGGAGATAATAAAGGAACTCCGAAACATATTGGCATGGTAACATATGTCAATAAGAATGAAGGATACTTTGTCGTAACGGAGGGCAATTATAAAGATGCTGTTAAGAAGAGGACAGTCAACATTAATGGAAAATTTATACGCGGATTTATCACACCAAAATACGATGCAGATCAGCCAAAGATCAATACCAGCACTCATCGCCATTCCGGTAAAGAAGTTAAGGTAGTAGCAAGAGAAGTAATTGCTGGTCAATGGGGAGAAGATTACAAATCGAATCTTAAAGAAAAGCATTATGATGTTGATGCTGTTATGAAAGAAGTAGATGCAGTAATTAACACACCATGCGGACTAACGACTACTACTTGTTATGCAGCACATATGAGCTATTTTTATAAGGGTTCATATAAAACTTCTAAGAAAACCCCTATGCGTATTGACGCTGGATGGAACAAAAAGCTTATGGTTGAAATTCCAGCTGGGAGAAAGGTTGAATGCTACGGATACTTCAGCAAGTATAAAAAATCTGTATGGTTACTTTGTGCTGTAACCATTAAAGGAAAGAAGTATACAGGATTTGTAGAATCTTCTAAGTTAATTGGATAAGGAGAAATGATATGATCAGATGCAAACTTGAGGGCAACTTTAAAAAGCTCAATAATTATTTCGAAAAGCTTTTGGAAGGAGTTAACGTTGGTGTATTAAACAAGTACGGACGTGAAGGTGTAGCTGCCCTCAAGGCTGCAACTCCTGTTGATACTGGAGTAACAGCTGCATCATGGTATTATGAAATAGTGCGCGATAACGGATCTATAAGTTTGGTTTTTAAAAATTCTAATGTAGTGAACCATGTGAATATAGCTATTATTCTACAGTATGGGCATGGAACTAGAAATGGTGGATATGTTCAGGGGGTTGACTACATTAATCCGGCTTTAAAGCCGGTATTTGATAGACTGGCTAAAGATGCTTGGAAGGAGGTCACTGGATAATGGGTAAAGTTGTTGAAGATGACGTTGTCCGAATGCAATTCGAGAATGGACAATTCGAGAAAAAAATCCGTCAAAGTCAAAAATCTATAGAAGCTCTTAAGAAAAGCATCGATTTTAGTGAGTCTGGAAAGAGTCTTGCTAAATTTCAAAATGAGACCAAAAAGTTCAACATGGACGGAATGGGCAGAGCGGTAGAAGCAGTTCAAGTCAAATTCTCAGCTATGGATACTGTAGCTATGAGCGTGTTGAATCGACTTACAAATGCAGCTGTTGATGCAGGGAAAAAAATAGTATCGGCTTTAGCTTTTGATGGTATGTCTGATGGTTGGAATGAATATAAACTAAAGATGAACTCTATACAGACAATTATTATGTCTACTGGAGAAAGTTTGTCCACTGTAAATAAGTATCTTGACGAGCTAAATAAGTACTCAGATAGAACTATTTATTCGTTCTCAGACATGACTGCAAATATCGGTAAGTTTACAAACGCCGGTGTAGGTTTGAAGGATGCAGTTGCGGCAATTAAGGGTGTTTCGAACGAAGCGGCAATTTCTGGTGCAAATGCAGAACAAGCATCTCACGCAATGTATAACTTTGCTCAGGCATTATCTGCCGGATACGTAAAGCTTATTGACTGGAAATCGATTGAAGTAGCGAATATGGCAACAATGGATTTCAAACAGAACTTGCTTGATACTGCCGTTGCTTTAGGTACAGTCGTTAAAAAGGGTGAAGATTATTATACCACAACCAAAAATGCCAAAGGAGCTACATCTGACGCATTTAATGCTACCAAGAACTGGAACGATAATCTTCAGTATCAGTGGATGACAACTGATGTTCTTGTTCAGACGCTTAGCAAGTATACTGATGAAACAACAGAACTTGGTCAAAAAGCATACGCTGCAGCTTCAGAATTTAAAGATGCTGGACAGATGTTCGCAGCTTGGAAAGAAGCCATTGGTTCTGGATGGGAACATACATGGGAAACGATATTTGGTAATTTTGAAGAATCTAAAAAACTTTGGGGCTTTTTAGACAATATAATAGGTAACTACATCGTAAAAACGTTTGCGGCTAAGAATGCAACCCTTGACGCTTGGAAACAAATGGGTGGACGAAATTCTTTAATGCGTTCGTTCACAAATACTCTAGCGGCAGCTGTTGCAGTATTAGATACTTTTAGGGTTGCCTATAGAGCAATATTTCCAGAAAAGAATGCAAAAGAAATAAAAAATATAACTGATGCATTTGAAGCTTTCACTAAGAAACTAATAATGTCTAGGGATAAGGTTGATAAGCTATATCGGACACTGAAAGGTTTATTCACAATTGTCAAGATTGTTAAAAACGTTCTTGGAGTAGGGCTAAAGGTAGCCTTACAGGTAGTTTCTAAATTGCTAGGAGTATCTGTAAACAGTGTATTAGACCTTACGGCAGTCTTAGGCGATGGCATTGTGCAGTTTGAAAAATTTGGAAATGTTTCGGGTGTAGTTGCTAAAGGTGTTGATCTTGCATCATCAGCAATAGCATTCGCTTTAAAAAATATCGAGTACTTTGGAAAAGCAATTTGGAATTGGAAAGGTACGCAGGAAGTAATAAAATTCTTAGATGATCTTATAGTTAAAACATTATGGCCAGATATAAAAGAATTTGGTGAAAATGCTGGAACTATGATCGAGGATTTCATTCAGCACTGTGAGGAAGTTGGGCACATAGATTTCAAGGCTTTGCTCAGTACTATTATTGGAATAGGAGCAGTTGCTAAAGAGAGTTTTGGTGGAGCAGGAGATTCGATAGATTCTTTTACTTCGAAATTATATTCTCTTAGGTCTAAGATAACAGGATATTTAAAAGGTTGGACCGATCAGGCAGCCGGATTTAAGAAAACGATGATTGATACATTTGATGGTGTATTTTCTTTCGTTGAAGACAAATCCGGAAAGGTTAATACAGCTAATATCTTAACTATCTTGTTAGGAGGGGTTTCTGTAAAGGCCCTTTATAATCTCTCTAAGTTATTGTCGGTGCTTACCGATAGGTTCGGTGGTTTATTTGCCTTGCCAGCAGCGATTGGTAATAGTTTTATTAAGCTTATGAATCAGGGAGCTTTAACACTTAAAACCTGGCAAGACTCAATCAAAGCTGATATAGTTATTAAGATTGCGAAAGCAATCGCTATATTGGTTGGGTCTATAGCTTTACTTACTATGCTACCTCAGGATCGAATTGAAGGTGCAGTTGTGCTGATAGGCATATTGGGTGCAGCGTTAACTGCATTTGCTTATGCTATTGGATCTATTTCTACGGAAAAGTTAGCAAAGGGATTTTCTGGTGTTTCTGCAATGGTCATTTCTATTGCTGGAAGCATACTGTTAATGGTTGTAGCACTTGAGAAACTTCAAAATGTGACCATTAATAAATCTATGGCTATTAACATCGGAGTTATAACAGGACTTGTAGGTGTAATTACTATATGTTCTGGAGCTTTAACTAAATATACAATGGGTGCAAATGCTAAATTAGCATCAGCCGGAGCTCTTCAAATTGTATCTTTAGCTGCTTCTCTGCTGCTGATGGTTAAAGCTATAAAAGGACTATCTAACTACAATATTGAAGACGCTGGGAGCACTATTGGTGCTTTAGTATTGGCTGTTGGATCGTTATCAGTTCTTATGATTGCTGTTGGAAAAGCGAATGGTTTAGGCGGAGCTAGAGGAGCGCTTACGTTGTTAAGTTCCGTAGTGGCAATATATGGATTAGCTAAAGTAATGTCTAAAATTTCTAAAATGGATTTTAGTTCCATGAAGAAAGGGTGGAAGCAATTTGTAGCTGTATTCGGAACGATGCTTCTACTATTCAAGGCATCTGCTAAAGCCGGTCCAAATGCGTCTAAAGCAGCCGTATTATTGCTGGGATTTACAGTTAGTTTGCACGTTTTACTTGCTGCATTTGAGAAGCTTCAAAAGTACGATTTTAAGACAATGGCTAAATGCATAACGGATCTAATTGCATTGATGATACCTATTGGAGGGCTAATTAAGGCTAGCGCTAGCGCTGGACGATATGCTGCTAGAGCTGGCGTTATGATGATGACCGTTGCTGGTTCTATTGTAATTTTAACGGCGGCTATAGCTATACTATCCGGTCTTGACCAGTCAAAAATGGCAGGGGCGACTGCAGCTGTGGATTCTATAATCTTATGCATGTCAGCCATGATCAAAGCTGGCGACGTATCAATTGATGCTAAGAAGTCAGTGATAGTTGCTGCTTTAGTCGTTGGTGAAATAGCTGGAGTTATTGCTTTGTTGGCTCAATTAGATCCAACTGGAGTTATGGCAGGATCAGCAGCAATATCATTACTTTTAGGTGTATTTACATTATGCTTAAAAGGGTTCGCTGGCATCGAAAAAGTACAGCCTAGTGTTCTTTTAGCTGGTGCAATTCTTTTGGAAATCGCTGGAGTCATTGCGCTGTTAGCTCAATTAGATTGGAAACGATCGTTAGCAGCGTCAGCCGGATTAAGCATAGTTCTATTATCTGTATCTGCATCCATGTCAATACTTCAAAAAGTTCCGGTTGTTGGGGCTATAAATGCGCTAAAGAGTTTCTCAATATTTATTGCCGGCCTTACTGCCATTATAGCTATACTAGGTGGGCTTAATAAGATATCGGGATTTCAAGATTTCATGAACGGTGGAGTTCAGATAATGGAACTTCTAGGCGAAGGTTTAGGAAAACTAGTCGGCGGAATTATATCCGGAGTTGGTCAGGGAGTTACAGATGGATTACCACAAATAGCTACTAACTTGTCAGATTTTGCAAATAATCTGCAGCCATTCTTATCAACGATGGGTAATGTAAATCCAGAGATAGGCTCATCTATGTCTGTGTTGGCGGGATGTATTGTCAAAATAGCCGGAGCAGAGATTGTTGATGCTATTTCAACATTTATCAATCTTGGAAAAGACCCAATTCAGAAATTTGCTTATCAGCTTCAGTATCTTGGTGCTGGCATGAAAGCATATGGTGATCAAGTAGCAAATGTAAATCCGGAAACAGTTAAGGGTACTGCGATAGCAGCTAAAACCCTAGTTGAATTAGCGAAAGCCATACCAAGATCTGGAGGATTAGCCCAACTGCTAGCTGGGGCAAAGGATCTAGCTGATTTTGGAAATTCTCTTATCCCGTTCGGAGAAGCATTCGCAATGTATGCTATGAAAGTTGCTAATATAAACCCTGGTGTAATCAAAGGAACGTCTTCTGCAGCTCAAACATTAACAGATTTAGCTAATGCTATACCTGAAGCTGGAGGATTAGCCCAACTGCTAGCTGGGGCAAAGGATCTAGCTGATTTTGGAAATTCTCTTATCCCGTTCGGAGAAGCATTTGCTACTTATTCTAGTCTAGTGGCTGGCGTTAATACATCAACTATAAAGGCTACATCTGCAGCAGCAATGACGATAAGCGAATTTGCAAATTCCATCCCTAAGTTAGATGGTATGAAAGAGTGGTTCGTAGGAGGTTCTGAAGATTTAGGAACTTTCGGTGAGAGCATGGTATCGTTTGGTAAGTCATTTGCCAAATACTCTGATTCTGTATCTAAAGTTGATACTGAATCGATAAAGGCTACATCTGCAGCAGCAATGACAATTACCAAATTGGCAAAAACAATACCGAGTTTAGATGGTATGAAAGAGTGGTTCGTAGGAGGTTCTCAGGATTTAGGAACTTTCGGAAAAAGTATGGTCTCATTCGGTAAGTCATTTGCTAAGTACTCTAAAACGGTGTCCGGAATCGATACTTCAACTATAACAGCCACATCGGCAGCTGCTACATCCGTTGCAAAACTGAACGATGACCTTCCAGAAGCGACATCTGCTAAAAGCATACTCTTTGGTGGAAACAAGGAGAGCTTAAAGAAGTTCGGAAAGAACCTTGTATCATTTGGTGAGAGTTTTGTCAGCTTCTCAACTACAATAAAAGGAGCTGATACATCTAACGCAGGAACTATCGCTAAGCAATTGTCCGATTTCATCAATTCTCTGAACGGTGTTAAGGGTGGACTGGACAAGAAAGTCAAGGATATGAACAAAGCATTTAAGGCTTTGGGTAAGACTTCTCTAAAATCCGTACAGAATGGATTCGAATCAAAATCGGGGGACTTTGAAAAGGTTGGCTCTAAGGTTGTTGGGTGGATTTCCACTGGAATGAAAAATAACAGCGAAGATATGAAGTCTCCGTCATCAAGCGTAGCTAAGAAGTTCTTGAAATACGTCACTGATGCATTTAAATCGGATACAGATACTACCGATGGATTTAACTCAGTGGTAAATAGCGCTCTTAGTACGGCTAAAAGCACGTTTAATGATTATAATTCAAAATTCAAAGATGCCGGTTCATCGTTAGCCAAGAACCTTGCTAGCGGTATGAGATCTAATTCTAAAGATTTTAGTACAGCTGGAGCTAATGCGGCTATAGGATTTATGAGCGGGGCAAAGAACAAGAGCTCGGATGTATACTCTACTGGAGTTTCCTTAGGAAATCAATTACTTAAGGGTATGAAGAGCAAAAAGTCTCTTGACGAGCATTCCCCTTCCAAGAAAACAAATAAAGTTGGTGTTTACGCTGGAGAAGGTCTTGTGAAAGGTGTTAAATCAACGGCTGGAGACATTGAACTTGCGGGTATTGACGCTGGAAGAGGGGCTTTGTTAGGCGCAGGAAAAGGTATAAAGGATGGAGCTAAGAAAGCACAAAAAATAGTTACGGGATATGTTAAGGGAATTAAGAAATCCATTAGTAAATCGGTTGGAAATAAAGACGTTGATGGCGTTATGAAGACTGTAAATGGCATTCTTAATGCAGGCAACAGTACGTTTTCAGACCAAATGGATAAAACGACAAAAGACATTATCAAAAATGCTAACAAAATTGGAGCTGGCGTAACTAGTTCATATGATGCCACTTCTAAGAAGATCGCAAGTAAGTCTAAGAAGAACAGCAAGAAAGCAAAGATCAAGATGACCAAAATCATAAAGGTCGCTTATCAGTTTGGAAAGACTTTCGACAAGGCTGTAAGCTCATTTAATAAAACCCCATACGAGACGATTACTAAAATCTCTAAGAGTTTAGGAAAAGAGCTTCTCAAGACAACACCTAAGCTTAAGACACTTAGCAAAGCTACTAAAACTGCCGAAAAAACTATCAAGAATTTTGCTATTGCACTGTATAAGGAATCGGATCAGTATAAGGAAGACACTAAGTCTGTTAAGCAGCACGAGGCAGCTTTGAAGAAACTTCTTAAGACACAAGATCGTTTAAAGAAGGGTCTTAGCGCTTCAGGTAAGAAGCTTAGTAAAAAGAATCTCAATTCGGCTATTAAGGAAAATAACACTGCGATTAAAAATGCTGTGAAACAGCTGAAAGATGATCAAAAGTCAATACAGTCCAATATTAACTCGACGTTCAAAGAATATAGGAATAATATCATTAATTCGATAAAGGAATATACTAAGTTTACGAATATTGCATTCGATGACTCTAGGAACATATTCTCCGAATTCTCTGATTCTATGGACGATGAGATGAGTACAGTTCTTAAGAACATGGAAAGTCAGGTTGAAGGTTATCAGGAAATGAAAGATAACCTTGCACAGGCGGCAAAGAAGGGACTTAGCAAGGGACTTATCGACACTCTTAAAGGTATGGGTGAGTCTGGCTATGCATACATTAAGCTATTCGCTAATGCTTCGAAAGAAGAAATCGATAGAGCGAATGCAGCTTATGCAGAAGCCAGTAAACAAAGCAAAGAAGACATTATTGCTTCTTATAAGAAAACCTATCAAGATGCTGTTAAATGGAAGAATTCCATAAAGAAGATGCTCAATCAAGGTTGGGATATTCGCCTTGTTCAGGAATTGGTCGATGAAGGACCTGGAAATCTTAGTAAAGTATTAGAGATGCTCACGTTTTCAGACGAAGAGCGTAAAGAAATCAACAATGTATACGTTAAGAATCTCAAACTTCAAAAATCTGGAGCCAATGATATTATCAAGTCGTTTGCTTTAAAGAAGGAAAAAGAGGCAGCTAAGAAAAAGGCTAAGAAGAATGTAAAGAAAACTGCAAAAGATGTTAAGAAGGACGTAAAAGAAATTCCTAATGCTGTTTCAGAAGCAGCAAAAGAAATGGAAAAGAATCTCAAGAAAATTAATAATGATTGGGATGATGCGAAGAAGAAAATCGAAGATACTGCTAAGTCTATGGCAGAATCTGTAAAGAGCAGCCTTGACAGTTTTACATCGTTCGCGAACTTTGATATTTCAAGTTCTACGGATTACTTTACCAGATATGAGGAAGTCGTTAATGATCTTGGCAATGATACCATCATAGACCGTATGTGGTCTCAGGTTAATGCCGAAAAGAGAGTTATCGAAGGACTTGAGCAGCTTAAGAACATGAAATTTGCAGATGGACTGTTGGATTATCTTAAGAGTCTAGGGACGCAAGCAATTCCTTACATTGAAGGATTTAAACTTGCAACAAGCGAACAAATTACAGAAATAAATAATCTGTTTGCCGAAAAAATGCAAATGACAAAGAACTCTGTAAAACAGCAAGCCAAAGACAATATCGAAGCTGTAAAAAAATGGGAAACCGAAATCATCGATCTTTCTAAGTCCCTAGATCCAAGGTTATTAAAAGAATTGGTTGATCAGGGGATGAATGCAGCGGATCTTGTTGATGTATATTATAGCATGACTCCTGCTGAAAGAAAAGAAATGAACGATTTGTATGTTGAAAAGTTGTCAATAAACGAGGAAGTAGCAAAAACCGTATCAGACTCATACAAAGAAGCAGGTTTAGGAGCTGTCAATTCTATGTATCAAGGAATGATTGATGCTGCTACCGGTAAAGCCACCTCTTCTAAGAAAGGATCATCTAGAAATCTCAAAGGATCTGCAGCGACAAAGACAGTTAATGCAGTTGCTAAGTCATTTGGTGAAGCACTTAACACAAATACGTCATTTAAGTCTTCTGGTAAGAAAGCTGGTGGACAATTTAAAGCTGGAATTGACTCTACTGCAGACAGCGTTGCAAAGTCAGCAAAGAAATCTGCTAAGAATGCTTGCTCTACTTTCACGAATTACGTAGAGACAAACTTCAAGAAAGCTTTTAAATCTGCTGGAGAATCTATGGGTACGCGCTTTGCTATTGGACTTTCATCTTCATCAGTATTGTCAACTGTAGAATCCTCTTGTAAAACCGTAGTCGATAAAGCATTATCTGAATTTGGAAAAGGCAGTGGAAAAGCCGGATCAAAAGGAACCTCACTCGGTACGTCATTCGCTAACGGAATAAAAGGTGCAATACCTTCAGCTGTAAGTGCTGCACAGGCATTAGTTGACGCTGTAAATGCTGTACTGTCTAAGATAAGTATGCCTAGTTTAAGTGTCGGTGTTAACACTTCGAATCTGTCGTCAATGGTTAGTAGCGGAGTGACATCAGCTACGGGATCTTCTGTAGCAGGAGCTAGCGCTGGTTTTGCAGCTTCTATAGCTAGTGGAATAGCCGGAAGTGTGTTCGGCAAAGGTAGCGGTCTTAGCAAAGCTTTGGCGGCATTGCAGAATAGCGGAAGGGGTAAAACTGGTCGCGCTCTAAAAGGATCTAGTACCAATGTAACTAATAACTACACATTCAATCAGACAAACAATTCTCCTGTTGCATTATCTAATAAAGAGATATATCGACAAACAAAGAACCAGTTTAGTCAATTAAAGGGGGCTCTTAAATGATAAAGAAAGTAATCGTTACTAATTATTTAGGGGAATCCCTAGAAATGGAACTAGCTAGGCCTGAGGTTTCGGGTCTAGCTATAACAGATATCGAAGGTTTAGGGCCAGTTAATGCAACTATCAATACTAGCGAGATAGCGACCGGAGATGGAGCATTATATAATAGTGCTAAACTTGAAACTAGAAATATAGTTATGACTCTGGATTTTAGATTCGGAACAGATATCGAAACTATTAGGCATACTACATATAAGTATTTCCCTATCAAGAGATACCTCACGTTGACATTCGTAACGGATCAGAGATCTCTTGATGCTTTCGGTTATGTCGAGTCAAATGAACCTGAAATATTCAAGGCTCATGAAACTACTCAAATCTCCGTAATTTGTCCAGACCCATACTTTTATGCAACTAATGGAAAGACGCTTACATTATTTAGTGGTGTCAATCCTAAATTCGAATTTCCATTTGAAAACAATTCGTTAACTGAAAAGCTCATAAACTTCGGCGATATCGTACATATGTATGAGAATGTAGTAACGTATAAAGGAGATGCTTCAGTTGGTATAACGATAACAATTCATGCGCTAGATACAGTAAAAGATATTGTGATCTATAACGCTAGAACTCGTGAAGTTATGAGAATAAATACTGACTTTATACAGACCTTAACTGGTCAAGCATATGGTGCTGGTGATGATATCATTATAAATACTAAGCGAGGAGAAAAGTCAGTTACATTACTGAGAGCCGGCTTAACGACAAACATTCTCAACTGCTTAGGCAAAGGATCGAGCTGGTTCCAGCTGTCGAAAGGAGATAATATCTTCATTTACAATGCTACAGAAGGAGCAATGAGTATTCAGTTCAAGATTGAAAACGATACGATATACGAAGGAGTATAACTTATGGAAGGTGATTAATTTGAGGAGGTAAGCAATGGAAGCTACAATATTAAACTCAAGGTTTGAAAAAGTAGCCATTATTGACAGGTTCAAGTCCTTCATTTGGACTGATAGATATCAAGAGAATGGGGACTTTGAACTCTACCTCACTTTGGATATGGATGGGGTGTTTCCTTATCTAGTCAATGACTACTATCTTCAAAATGATGATTCAGTTCACATGATGATTATTCAGGGAATGCTTCTTGAAACGAATACTACAGAAGGACCAACAATTAAAGTTATAGGCTACTCTCTTGAGAGCTTGCTGAAGCGTAGGATAATATGGGACAATACTACACTTGGCGGAAATTTCCAAGATGGAATAGAGAAGCTTATAAATGACGCTATAATAGCGCCGTCAAAATCGGAAAGAAAGATTTCTAACTTTATATTCAAGAAGAGTACAGACAGTAGAATAACCGCTCTGACAATTGACGCAAAGTATGAGCAGCATGAAAACTTATACGAGGCAATAAACTCACTTTGCGTCGAGAAACAAATTGGATTTAAAGTTACGTTAAATGAAAATAAACAATTTGAGTTTGAGCTGTACAAAGGCGTTGATAGATCTTATGCACAGCAATTAACTCCGTATGTTGTATTCAGTCCTTCATTTGAAAACTTAAATAACACATCTTATTTGGACAGTAAAGAAGATTACGCAAACGTTGCGTTAACTGTTGGAGAAGATGGGGATACACAAACATTATCCGGGAATCCGTTGAAGATTACTAAAGAAGTGACTAGGGACGGAGAAACTCAGGAACAGTTGAGCGGTATGCATCGATGCGAGATATATGTTGATGCTGGATCGATTACTTCTGAGGATGAGGACCATAAAATGAGCGACGCCGAGCGACTGAAAGTAGTTGCTCAGAAGGGCAAAGAAGCTTTAGCTGAGAAACCACATACCATATCTATGGATGGAGATGTTGATCCTCATACTATGTTTGTATACGGACGAGATTTCAAAATGGGGGATGTAGTACAGATAGAAAACGACTATGGTATTAAAGGGACATCAACCGTGTCGGAATTTATTATGTCCCAAGATTCTAGTGGGGAAACTTCATACCCTACTTTTACAGACTTTGTAAGTGCCGATGATAATAGAATACCAGTAGGCTCTTAAAGAATAAGATAAAGGAGGAAAAATATGAGTTTTGCATCTGGATTTTTTAATTCCGTAGATCATGATAGATTATATGACGCTACCGACATTTCAAGATTATTTGATGGCTTGATTCGAGATGGAATATTCGCATCTATTGGTGATTGTCTTGTCGTAAAGCAGAGCAATCAGATGAATGTAACTGTTGGAACTGGACGAGCGTGGTTTAATCATACTTGGAGTTACAACGATGCTCTTTATCCAGTTACTATTCCACCATCAGAGATTCTTATGGATCGTATTGATGCGGTTGTTCTGGAGATCAATTCAGTTGAATCTGTAAGAGCAAACAGCATTAAATTAATTAAAGGAACGCCATCGTCTACACCAGCCAAGCCGTCATTGACAAATACTAAAGAAGTTCATCAGTATCCATTGGCATATGTCACAGTCGGTAAAGAGGTTACGTCCATTAGGCAAGCGGATATCGAAAACTGTGTAGGGACGAGCGCGTGTCCATTTGTTACAGGCATTCTCGAGGTGATCAGTATCGAACAGCTTATTCCTCAGTGGAAAGATATCTTGAATCGGTTCGTAGAAGAGAATACTGCAAACTTCAATACATGGATGAATGGAGAGAAGCAGGATTACCAGGCTTGGCTCACAGCCGCTAAGAAAGAGATTACGGATTGGCAAGCAACTTCAAAATCGGACTATCAGAAATGGTATGACAGTATTAAGAATGGCTACGACCAGTGGTTCGCTACGATTAAAGCCGCTTACGATGCTAACTGGTCTACGTTCCAGCAGTGGGAAAAGGCGTCCCAGACAGAGTTTGATAAGTGGTTTGAAAATATAAAAAACAAACTCGAAGGTGACCTTGGAGCTAAACTTACTCTAGAAACCGAGAAGTTAGGTAAGGAGAAAGTGTCGCTAATTGAGTCGACTAAAATGGATCTCATAGGTACTGTAGAAGCCCCGTTGATGGTAGGTAATGTTACTAAGAATTTATTGCCTTATCCGTATGTCACAGCTAGTGGAAGCGTTTCACATGGAGTGACTATGACATACACTAAAGAAGGAACAATAGCATTTGATGGTACTGTATTGAACGATAATGTGCAACCTGGTTTTGCGTTATATAAGCATGCAGAGGAGCTATTCGATAATGGCATAAATACATTATATTCTAAGTATGACACTACAATTAAAGGAAGCTTGCATACATTTTTTCAGATTTTTAAAAAAGATAATTCCTTGGTATCTAATGTTGAAACTTTGTCAAAAAATGACTATGATTGGACAAACTATTATTGTAGTTATGCAATTCAATATCATAAATCTTCCGGAGACGTTCATGGGACGGTATCCAATATCAGAATAGTAACCGATGCCGATGATCCATTCGTTCCATATTCCGGATATGACATTAAGACAATTGGAAGAAACCTGATTCCGTATCCATATTATAGAGGTTCTTCGTATACTACAAACGGAATAACTTTTACTGTAGATTCAAAAAGAGTAATACATGCTTCTGGGACAGCATCTGATACCGCGCATTATACACTGTATATAGATGCTTTAATTCCTTGTCTTACAGTTGGCAATAAATATACCATGACTCTAAACGTAAAAAATGGTACAGCATCTGTATACTTAGCAAATAATAAAGATAATAAAAACACAGATATAGCTGGTATACGTACTTTAACAAATGGTACGAAATCAACGACTTTCACATTTACTAGAGCTGACGAGGCAACCGACAGTATTGGCGTATACATCCCATCAGGGATAACTTTAACCAACTGCAAAATCCAAGTTCAATTAGAAGAAGGAGAAACTGCCACTGATATAGCCCCATACCAAGTTTCAACCACGAAGATCACTCAGGCTACAGAGTTTCCTAATTTCGATCTAAAAGCATTCGATGGGGCTACTCATATTATCTCTCCAGGTAATGTTCAGTCATTCCATGCTGATGCGCCAAATGGTAAATACCTGTTAGAGTCAATCAAGAAATCTGCCGAGTCTGGCGGAGTTAGCTATGGAGCATCCAAACCAACAAATCCTAAGCCTGGAGATTTGTGGATTAACCCAAATGAATCGAATGCTTTATATTTTTATACTGGAAAATATTGGTATACTGTTAGCACTGGAATATATATTGCTTCCAATGGTGGGTTTCCATCTTCGCCGTACGTTGGCCAGTTATGCTATAATCCTAATAGTAAAATGATGTATGTTTACATTCCATTTGGTGGATCTTTTGGTGGTCCAGGTTGGTATCCAATTGGATCGGAAGACCCTGGAGGATATCATTTCGGTGCTACAGCTCCAACTAATACCAAACTCTTATGGATCGATACTTCAGGTGTGGCTAAATTCTACAATGGTTCTGCCTGGGTACCATTAGCAGCAACATGGGGATAATTCAAAATGGGGGGTATTATATAATGTATTTATCGGGATTTGATCATTTTACGAAGGACAAAGAAAAAACGAGATACAAAAATCCCCTGGAGGAAAAATCAAATAAAGTTTTTAAAAAGGAGGGTGAAGATAATGCCTAATTTTCTTACCGCGGCAGAAATGAACACTCTTAAAGCCAAGGTAAAAACCGAAATGCAACGTAGAGCATATAATGGTTCTATGACTGGGTTTGCATCTGCATCGTACGACTTCTCCACAATTCCTACATCTGGAACTAAAGTCACAGCGGACCAAGGTAAAAAAGTAGTCGAGCCTTTATTGAACATTAAAGACCATGGCAATTTGAACACTGCCGATTTAAAGACTGGTTCTAAGATTCCATCTTCTTTTAGTAACGAATTGTTATCTTATACTGACTCATTATCTCAAGAGCCACTCGATGGGGCTAGCTCTTCATGCCGAGGAGCATGCTCTGGACTATGTGTAGGGACATGCGGTAGTACGTGTAGCGGATGTAGCAGCTGTTCTGGTGGATGTAGCGGATCTGGTGGATCTGGTGGCAGCGGCTCGAGTGGCTGCGGAGGATGTTCTGGTAATTGCGGCGGGTGTAATGCTTGCTCTGGTTGCATAGGGTGTAGCAGTGGATGCAAAGGAGGATGTTCTGGATCTTGTGAAGGGTGTGGGAGATCTTGCAGTGGGTGCAGTGGGTGCTCAGGATCTTGTGAAGGGTGCTCAGGATGCGCTGGATGCGGAGGATCTTGTTCTAGTTCGTGTTCATCGAAAGGAAAGGGTTCGGCTTGTGCCACATGCTATAGTTGTACTGGCTGTGCTAGTTCGTGTTCTTCATGTTCATCTTGTGGAGGATGTTCTGGATCAAGTGGATGCGGAGGAAATTGTACTGGATGCTATGCTGGGTGCGACGGATCTTGTGAAGCTACTTGCTTCAGCAATTGCAACGGGTGCGAAGGATCTTGTGAATCGGGATGCACAACTGGATGCCAGGGATGCTCTGGATGCTCAGGAGGATGCTCAGGATGCTCAGGAGGATGTGGTTCTGGATGTTACGGCTCATGTACTGGAAATTGTGACGGATGTAGTAATGGATGTAGTGGTGGATGTAAAAACGCATGTGCTACTACCTGCTCAGCAACGTGCACTGGAACATGCCAAGCTCAAGCATTCGGCGCTGTAGTCCAAGGTGGAGTTTATGACCCAACAGTAGATCTGATTGCGAATGGTATGATGAAACCGATATACTCTAAAGCATTATGGAACCAAGTGCTTCCAGGTGGCGGTTATGCTAATAATTCTAATTATGAGCTTAAAGATCTTGGGATACAGATACGTTACGATAAAAAGAATAGCGAAATATTGTTTGATTTATCCAATGGACTTACAGTAGTTGACAACACCATATTCAAACAGTTAGGCTATAAATTGCCAATACCTCTATTCGTAATGCTTAATGATTCGAACATAACATATAATCCAAACCATTATGGATCATCAGATAATTATTGGCCTCCAACAATTGAGAATGCTAACGGTCTTGTCATTAACGCCGGTCAAGGGTACCAAATAATGGTATCACTGAACGAGACCACACAAGCAAATAAAAAATGCACTAGGTTCGACTTAATTTGGTATAAATATAACACTACTAAAAATTATCCTGAAGTTGGTTCAATATTTAAGGGGTCAAAGGTAATTAGAATACCATTCAAAATAATAGGAATATAAAAACTGATTAAAAGAAAAGGAGTTAACGAATATGAAAAACTTTACATTAGAACTTAACAAAGAGACAGCTGACTATTTACAGAGACTTGCATATGAGGTTATGACCAGAAAAGACGTTGTAGCTCATATGCTGGAGTCGGCAAAAGATGACACAGATGCTTCAGTGCTGGAGTCAGTTCCGTTTAAGCATTACCACAAATTGCTTGAGGAAGCAGAATGTTCCTACGACATTGCTAAAGCTGAGTTAGAAAAGTCTTTACAGCCTCGTGTTCTGGAGCATGAAGGAAAAGATGTTAAATTCAGATGGGCAGTAACAGACTTTTCAGAGCACCTCGTACACATTACCGTATTAGAGGGCTAAGCCTATGAAGAAGTTCGAACAGTTTCAGGATATGATCGGAAGGTTGTATCCTGAGACAATTATTACAAATAATGCATCTGACAGAAGAACTTTATCTCGTACCGTGACTTTTCAAGTAACAGACGAGTGTAACTTGTGCTGTACCTACTGTTACCAGATAAACAAAGGCAAGAGAAAAATGAAGTTCGAAGATGCAAAGAAACTTATTGATATGCTTCTTACCGGAGATGAACGCCTCGGTAACTACATCGACGCCTCTACATCACCTGGTATTATCATTGAGTTTATTGGCGGAGAGCCTTTCTTATGTGTGGATCTTATTGATCAGATTTGCACATATTTCTATGATAAAGCTATCGAGTTGATGCATCCATGGGCAACAAAATTCTGTATTTCGATTTGCTCAAATGGTGTATTATATTTTGAGCCTAAGGTTCAGAAGTTCCTGAACAAATGGCGGCATAATCTCTCTTTCTCAATTACCATCGATGGAAATAAGGCTCTGCATGATGCTTGTAGAGTCTTTCCAGATGGTACTGGGTCTTATGATGTGGCAGTAGCTGGAGCTCGTGATTGGATATCAAGGGGATACTATATGGGCTCTAAGATCACCATAGCGCCAGGTAATGTGCAGCATCTATTCTCGGCGATTAAGCATATGGTAGAACTTGGATACAAAGATATCAATGCAAACGTCGTTTATGAAAAAGGATGGACATTGGAGCACGCGAAAATCTATTATGAGCAGCTCAAAATGTTAGCCGATTATTGGCTTGAAAATGACTTAGCCGATGACCATTTCATGGCATTATTCGAGAATGACTTCTTCAAACCAAAGGAAGAAACAGATCTTGAAAACTGGTGCGGAGGAACTGGCTTCATGTTAGCAATGGACCCAGATGGATGGCTTTACCCATGCATCAGATATATGGAAAGCAGTCTAGGTACATCCCGAAAGCCTCTTAGAATTGGCCACGTCAATTTTGGAATTGCACAGAGAAAGTGTGATAAGCAGTGCGTCGAGTGCTTAAATAAAATCGACAGAAGGACAGAGTCTAGTGATGAATGTTTCTATTGCCCTATTGCCGAGGGTTGCAGTTGGTGCTCTGCGTACAACTACCAAGAAAATGGAACTCCAGATTCTCGTTGTACTTATATTTGCGATATGCACAAGACCAGATCTCTTGCTAACGCATACTTCTGGAACAAGTGGTATCGTAAGAAACATTGGAAACATAGATTCAAAATATACTGTCCGGATGAATGGGCCATTCCTATTATCGGAGAAGAAGAACTTAATATGCTTAAAGAATTAAGTAAGGAGGATCAAAATGAAACTTAAATTTGGAAATGGAACGACTGTTGATATTCGAAAATTTACAAGAGAGTATGCTCAGAATCAGTCAGGTAGAACTTATCTGAACATTACTTCAACATACGAGTCTCCAGCAGTGTTTGACAGAATTGCTTCTACGGCTCGTAATGCAGACAATATTTCTCATATGGAGATTACAGACGACAATGGAAATGTCACTACATTCGACGGGTTCAAACTGGACAACGTCATTGAGATTCATGACGGATTATCTAATGACGTTACTATCAGAGCTTACAAGAATGACCCAGTTAGTACAACAGACGGTGACAGCTCGGAATCGGAGACTACTAGCGAGTCTTTGACATAAATCAAAATGGTTTGGGGAGGTGATACCATTGCAGTAATTCTCAACCGTCCAAGTGACGTTAAAAGAAAATTAAATAATATCTTTAGACTTTTACTCGTTTGTGTCTAGGGATAAGAATTTTTAAATCAAAATAGGAAAGGAGCTGTTTTGCTATGGATTATACACCAAACATCGACGCCCAAGGAATGCGACGGCCTATGGGTCCTGTAGACCAACCAAATTGGAATGGAGGACCAAAACTTATTCATAATCCCCAAGTTATGAATAACCAGACTGTAGGGCAGCCTAATCTGGCAAACGCAATGGCGTTCTGCAAAGTATTATCTATTCTATAAGTTCGAATGAGCAGGCTCAATCAGAGTGCCAAAATGGTGATAACACTGGAGAATTAAAAGCTCAGCTTGACAGAATAGAGAATATGCTCAAACGGCAAGGGCATCAAAATAAGTCGCGATTCAAGGAGGACAAGAAGAATGATAAGTCAATGTATTCAGCAAATGGCAATGAAGATTCTAAAGGAGAATCCTAATATTGCTAATAACCCTAATGCTCAAAGCATGATTAACGTTATTCAATCTGGCGATGAGAAAAAAGGGCAGGAGATTGCAGAGAACATTTGTAAGTCTATGGGTGTGAGTAAAGAAGATGCTATCCGACAAGCAGAACAGTTCTTCCATGTAAAATAAGGAGGAAGTAATTATGTTTAATATGGGTAGTGCACCAAGTCTTGCAGATATCGCTGCTGTTACAAAAGATGGAAATGGTGATGGCTGGGGTAACGGAAATGGATGATGGGTGTTAATCATCCTGTTTGCTATCTTCGGCGGATGGGGAAATGGCTGGGGTGGCCAGGGACGAAATGGAGAGAGCTGCGCAACTAACGGCGATCTTCAGAGAGGATTTGATACCCGGTCAATCCTTAACAAGCTTAGCGGAAGAATGGGTCTGCAACTTTATAGCCGATTATGGAGCTAAGATATTTTCAATAGCTTATTCTGTATTAGGTAATGACGCATGGATGTTTATTCCTTATGAGCTTGATAAAGTAATCGCATAAGGAGGAAGATTATGGAAAGTATCGTATCAATTATCGTCACTGTGTTGTGTTCGGTTATTGCATCCTCGGGATTCTGGGCTTGGCTCCAGAAAAAAGATGACAAAAAATCATTACAAAGTCAGATGCTCATTGGACTGGCCCACGACCGCATTGTAGCATTAGGAATGACGTACATTGAACGTGGATGGATCACAAAAGATGAATATGAGAATTTGAGCGACTACCTTTATGAACCGTACAAAGCCCTAGGCGGAAATGGCTCAGCAAAGAGGGTTATGGAGGGAGTCAACCAACTCAAAATATTTACCGTACCACCAATATCGGAAGGGGAAAGTCAAAATGAAGTTAACAAATAAACAGTATGATATTCTTAAATGGATTGCATTAATTGCCTTACCAGCGATTGGTACTCTTTATTTCACACTTGCTACCATCTGGGGGCTTCCATATGGAGACCAGGTCGTAGGAACTATTACTGCAGTTGACACTTTTCTGGGTGCTCTGCTCGGTATTAGCACAAGTCAGCATAACAAGCGCAAAGCTGCCGCAGCTAGAAAGCAGTAACGTACATACGATGTCTCTAGACTTTCTATACGAGGGTCTAGGGACGTCAGAGTATCGCCAAGAATTCAGGGTGTGTTTCTTTTTCGCTGAATTTTCAGGCCTTATAATAGGAGGTGATCAGTATGTTTAAATCAAAATACAAACGTAAATATGATCAGTTAGTATCTGATATCAAAGCTGAGATATGGCTTAACGACGGGATTGTCAAGTTTTATGAAGAAAATAAAGATAAACTTGAAGAACGTGGAGAATATACACCAGCTTTAATGACAGATAAACTATGTAGACAAGAGTGCGTTGATATTTTAAAGCAAATACTGAAACGAGCTGAAGAGGCCTAATTCAAGGTCTCTTTCTTTTACCTCGCAAAAATTTCATATCATATAATGAGAACTAAATACTTTAAGGAGGTAACTATTATGAAATTACATGGCTATATGGAAGTTATAGAGGATTTAGATGATGAATTTAGAGGATATTGTAAAGATCATAATATCGAATATAAAAGTGTCGATAATGATGGTCTGTACAGATTATCTGGAGGAATCGTCAGCATTATGAAACTTAGTCATCGTATGACAAAAATGCACAACGAGTATTTAAAGAAGTTAGAGGCTTAAACAAGGCCTCTTTCTTTTCGCAACAAATACAGGCATTATAATGAAGACTACATATTTAGGAGGTAAACTGATATGAAAAAGAAGATTGAGAAAACATTTGCATTGGTATCAGCTTTAAGCTTTGTATGCGCACCAACATTACTAATGTTCATTGGATTCTGGATGATCTACAATGTAGGTCTCTGGATCGGAATAGCATTTAGTGCCGTTGGATATTTTGCATCAGTTTGGGAGTATTTCCAATTGCAAACTTATTTCGATAAGAGAAAGAAGAAAAATCAAAACACAACTAAATAAGGTCTAGGGACGCGGGCGATTCAAAGCCCGTTCCTTTTTTCGCAACAAATTCCTTTCATATAATAGGAGGTGACTAGTATGTTTGGATTATTTTAAACGCAAAAATGATAAACCAGATCCCGTACTTGAGAAAATATTAAAGGAGAATAAGGAACTCGAAAAGATTCTCGATGAACGCAGAAAAGAAAATGCTAAACTCGAAGAATCTATAGCCGAGGCAGAAAGAGCTTTGAAAAATCTTGGGTATACGGATAAAGACTTAGAAAGGATTGCGCAAAAAGCAAAAATGAAAGTCATTAAAAAGGATGAGGACTGATTCAGGTCCTCTCTTATTTCGCAATAAATTCCTTTACTATAATAGGAAGAAAGGAGGAGCTAAAAGATGAAAGAATTCTTAGCAAACATAGTAAAGGTATTTATTACATTAGCGATTTTAGGACCAGTAATTGCACTGGTGGGAATTGGTCTTGGAATAGGAGCTTTACTATTCTAACTAGGAAAGAGTCAGTGGAAACATTGGCTCTTCCTTTTATCTCGCAAAATATTCAAATGTTATAATGAGAAATAAACTATTATCATAAGGAGGTAATTACAATGAAAGGATTATTAAGCAAACAAATTACTTATGGAGGATGGATCAAAATGACACTGATCGGAACAGCGATTTCGGTAGTGATTATGGCGATCGAATTCATAGGACTTGGGATTATTGATCGTCCATTCAAAAAGAAAAACCATAAAGATGATAAGGAGGATTAAAGTCTAGAGGCTATGGAAACATGGCCTTTAAGCTTTTCTAGAAAGGAGTCAAAATGACAGTAAAGGAATTTTTGGAAGACAACAAAGCAGCAATTATGTACGATTTCGCAAATAAGGAATTGGAGAAGATCTTAGCGCGATCGAAAGAATTGAATAAAAAAATGGAAGTATTACCTGACAAAAATTCAGTAGAAGGATTAAATATTCTTGTTGAATCGCAACGTTTAGCAGGAAAAATCGAAGGCATTAACCTTATCATGGAAGAACTCGAACGCCTCGCAAAAATCTCATAGTGTATAATGAGATGAAAGGAGGAATGTAAGATGATTACATTAGCAATTTTAGGAGCTATTTTATTAGGAGTGATAGTGGTTGGAATAGCACTGCTTTTAGCAGGAGGTATTTCAATATTGTTCACTTTCGGAGATGTGATAGTGGCAGGATTGATAATCTATGCTATCATCAAACATGTCTGGAAAAAATATCACAAGAACTAGGAGGGGCCTACATAGGCTTCTCCTTTTATATTTTTTTAAATTAAAGGAGGATACAAAAATGGTAGTAAAGTATGTCGAGGATTTCGTTGGATTGGATGGTAATTTCTACGAGAGTAAGGTGGCATCAGAGTGTAATTCTATTCGGTTAGTTCCAAACTGTGGAGGAATGTTATCTGCAGTATTCTTATACAGGGTCAATGATCAGAGTATGATTATTCCATTCTCAGCAAGAGATCTTGATAAGAAGATGGTATATCTGGACAACAATATCTTTGATATTCATGTTGCATCTGGTATTGTTGACTTGTCTGGGTTCAAGGCTGTAAAGCTGTCAAAATACATTGAGCTGCATTCAGTTATGAAGACGATCAGCAAGAGTCCGTTAATCGCTAGTAAGTTGCCAAAGGATACTCCAGTCGATAGCAGGAACATTTCGAAAGATATTTACCATGCAATTGAGTTCAATGATGACAGCTTTAATCAGTTGTTTAAAACTATGAAGGAGGGAATGTAATGTTTAAGACATGTATAATCGTCCCTAGAGTAGGCCAGGTGCCAGATACTATCAATCATATTTTGGATGATATTGGGTGGCATGTAGATACAATTATCTTCGAACCAGATCAAGTAAGCTTTTATGTACGCTATAAATGGTACCAATATTATAAAGTATGCACATTCAAAAAGGCGGTGAAAAACTATGCAAAAAGAGTCACATATTATGATCGCACCTCTATCCCTAGATATTTATTTGCGCAAGAGACAAGACCATCTTCCGACAAACTCCAAGAAGCGCTCGCAGAGTTTTCCTACACAGCAGCAGTTCAAGGAAGTATTAGATGCGGAGATGTCGAAGCTATAGTTAATGACGATGGTATAGTAATAGGATATAAAAGATAAGGAGGTAATTAAAATGAAAATTATTATGTGTATTATAATTGTAGCTTTTGCATATGGAGTTGGTGTGCATGTTGGTAAGAACGTAACAAAAATGTCTTGTCCAGGAATCATCAAAATGGCTAGGGACGAAGAAGATAAAGGATACTACTGCGCTCTGGAGGTTAAAGGAAAAGACGCTCTTAAAGAGATGTACAATTCTGATACAGTAACGTTTGAAGTTAGGCGCATGTCGGACACGCAAATAAAACAGGGCCTATAATGAGAACTTTATTGTTATAATATTGAAAGGAGTCAAATATGGCAAGAGAAGAAGGAACTGAAAACTTAAGAGACGTATTGGAGCAGACTATTATTGAAGAGGACAATAAGCTCTTCGATGAAAAGATTGGAGACGAGCGAAACGCTATTGCCGACAATTTGGTGAACTTCTACAAGTTGAAATTAGAAGAAGACAAGCTCACACAGGAGCGTGATATCAAAATGAAAGAGTTTGATCACAAAGAAAGAGAACTCGACATTAGGGAACGCGAATTGGAGCAGTCCCAAACTAATTCAAAATTGGAGTTAATCAAATCCGGAGTAACGCTGGCCGCTTGGGCCGGTCTTAGCATCGGAGTGATGATCTTCGAAGGTAATGGAGGCGCAATACTTAGTAAGGCATTTCCGGGGATCTTTCCAAAGACGAAGATCTGAGAAACAAGAAAGTTAAGTTTATAGGCTATGGAAACATGGCCTTTAAGCTTTTCGCAAATAATTCTTAGTCTATAATGAGAACTTTATTGTTTTAAGTTGAAAGGGGAATTAAAATGAAAGAAAAAACTAAACAGAAACTTAACGAGGCAAAAGAGTATGTTGTTGAGCATAAGAGTGATATCATCGCTTTCTGCGCTACGACTGTAGTTGCGGTTGCAGCTGGTCGTGCTTATGGTGCTATGATTGGAAAGTACATTGGCATGACAAATGCAGAAGCATACAGAAATGGATGGCAGAAAGGCATGAGTGATTTTCACGATCGTATGCTGAGAGACAACATTGAAAATGCTGAAGTTGTTAAGGCTTTAGTGGAATTTCAGGATCGAAACACAAAATAATAAAGAACGAAGTTTATAGGCTATGGAAACATGGCCTTTAAGCTTTTCTAAAGGAGTTAGTTATTATGGATACATTCTTATTAGCATTCTTAACAGCGTTTATAGTACTGATGATCTCAGAAAGACGCCATCGCAAATAATTCATTTATTATAATGAAGGAGGTGATAAAATGGGCAAAGAAACTTTATTGAAGATTGGTCAGATCGGATGTACTGCTATAGCAGGATTCTTAGGAATCTGTTTGACACAGTTAAGTATCGATAAGGCAGTCGATAACAAAGTAAAGGCTTTAGAATCAACCGACAAAAAAGAGGATGAGGACTAATTCAGGTCCTCTACCTTTTCTAGAAAGGAGTCAAAATGAACACTGAACAGGTAGGATATTTTATTAAAAGAAACATGCCTACTATATTATCTATAGGTGCGGCTATAGGTGTGGTAGTATCAAACATCCTTACAAATAAAGCATCCATCAAAGCAACACTTAAAGTTGACGAGATTGAGAAAAAGAAGCATAGAGAGCTTACGTTTATTGAAGAGGTAAAGGTTGTAGCTCCGATTTACGCTCCGTCTATTGTAGTTGGCGCTGCTACAATAGGGTGCATCTTTGGATCAAACTTCTTAAACAAGAAACAGCTTGCAGCATTAGCAGGAGCTATGAGTCTCTTGCAGGCAAATTTTAAGCGATATAGAGAAGAAGTAGTACACGAGGTAGGCAAAGAAAAAGAAGAAAATATTTGGAAAGCTAGCAGAACTCCAATTACGAAAACAGTATCTGAGCAGGAATCAAAATTTGTAGACACAACTGGATTAACATTCTTCATTGATAGCTTGACTGATGAGGGTTTCTATGCCGACAAAGCGACAGTAGAATCAGCTATATTAAAGCTGAATAGGAAATTGGCATTAAGCCCTGCTCACACGGTAACTTACGATCAGTTTAGATACGATCTCGATTTGCATCCAACAAGTTTTGGAAGCGTTGTAGGTTGGTCTAAGATCGATATGGACGAGAATGATAAGACAAATGAATGGGTTGATATTCAACTTGTGCCGTTTGAAAACACTGAGGGTTACTATATACGATATCTTGATTTACCGCATGGGTTATTCATGGAAACCAAAGCAGAGAAACGAGAAGTTAAAGGCTGGTTCAAAGACATGGAATACAGTTCAAGCATGCTGATATAAGAAAGGAGAAACAAAATGAGTTTTTTAAACGATTTAATTAAGGAGGCAAACAAGGTTCCAGTTATTGCCGATAAGAACGCACCAATGCTTCTTATGATTGCTGGAATCGGAGGATTAGCTGCTACTGTAATCAGTGCGGTTAAAGCTACGCCAATGGCAATTGACAAAATGGATGATGAGATTGCTAACAGATATGAGAGAGGAGATATCGAATATGAAGATCTCCCAATGTCCGTAAACAAATCTGACATGGAGTACAGATTCGAGGAACTTGGACCTAAGCAGATCGTAAAGTCTTGTTGGAGGTGCTATGTCCCTACGGTGATTTTAGGGGCTTTAAGCATCTCAGCATTCATCGGATCGTACAAGATCAGCACAGCTAGACTTACAGCTATGACAGCGATGTACGAGTTTACGGCTAATGCATATGACAGATATCGTAGAAATGTAGCCAAAGTATCGCCAAAGACAGATGTCAAAGCTACCAAAGCTGCTAGGGACGAGCGGGTAAAAGAGATCCCAGAGTCAAAGTTCGATGGCATGCCAGAAGGAAAAGAGGTTTGTATCGACCTCTATACAGGCAACGTGTTCTATTCGACAAGAGAAGAAATACTGCAGGCCGTTGGAAAGATAAAGGATCGATTCCTTGGCGGTGAGATGTTTATATCTCTTAACGAATTCTATGATGAAGTAAATGCAAATCACGTAGAAGTAGGAGACGACGTAGGATGGTCACCAGACACTTATGTAGATGTTCAGTTTGACTCAACGTTGAGAAATGGAAAGCCGTGCCTGACAATCGGATATTTCGCAAATCCGAGGTTTGATTATCGTGAGTTAATGTAGACTCGCAAAAAAATCATATATTATAATGAGAGATATACCAAAAAATTTAAGGAGGACAAAAGTATGTCAGAATTACATGAGAACACAGAGGTATTGGTATCAGAGGACGTTAACGCAACGCCTGCAACTGAGGAATCTAAGGACGATGATTCATTAGGCAAACTTGGGATTGCACTGATCGGATTAGCGGCTGTCGGAACTTACACGCTTGGAAAAGCGGCAGTTAAGGGAGGCATGAAGTTAGTCGAGAAGGTAAAAGAAAAGAGAGCCGACTTGAAGAGGTTTAAAGACTCTAAAGATGCAGACTATCGTGAAGCGGAACCTGAAGATTATGCTGAAGAAGATCAGGATGAAACTGAAAACGAAAAGTAGTACTTAAAAGATTGGAAATCTTTGGGTCTAGGATCATGGAAACATGGTCTTAGACTTTTTGTTTTAGAAAGGAGTCAAAATGGAAAGACTTGAAAGTAATTCAATCACAACTGGCACTAAGGCTACAAAGAAAAAACCTACAAAAGCCGAAGAGCGTCATAAGATTGAAAAGGTTGTAAAGAACAGGGTAACGACTCAGAAAAAATCACTGGGTCAGAAATTTGGAGAAACGTTTTTAAGCGATGAATCCGGAGGTGTTGGATCATATATCTTTAATGATGTTCTGATCCCAGCATTAAAAGATACATTTGTGGACATGGTCGAAGGTGCTATCAACATGGCATTCTATGGCGATACAAGACGTAGATCACGTGGACGTAGTAGCTTCAGTCGTGGTAGCGTAGAGCGAGTATCGTACGATGACAGGTTTGATGACCGTAGACGTAGATCGGCTCCTCGAGGACGGGCTAGATACGATATGGACAACATCCGATTTAAGACTCGAGCAGATGCAGATTTAACTCTTGATACCTTAACTGAGTATCTTGACAAGTATGATTCTGTATCAGTCGGAGATGTATACGAGTCACTTGGTATTCCGACACAGGCAAATGACTTCCATTATGGTTGGTATGAACTTGGTGGAGCTCATATTAGAAAGTCTAGAGACGGTGGATACGTATTAGAGATGCCAAGATTGGAGGAACTTGACTAATGATCAAAATCATTGAACCTGGAACTAAAAAAGTAACGAAGTGTCAATACTGTGGCTGCAGATTCTATTATGAGGAAGAAGATATTAAGCACAGTCATTATAAGTTGCCAGACGTTAAACACTCACCAGTATTTTTGGATTCTTACGTAGAGTGTCCACAATGCAACAGAAGTATTACATTAGAAACAACAAAATAAGGAGGTATAGAAATGGGAGACAAAGTAAATCATCCAGATCATTATCAGAATATTGCTGGTGTTGAAGCTATTGATATTCTGAATGATGTGGTTAAAGACCTGCCAGGTAAGCAGGCCGCAATGTTATGGAACGCTATGAAGTATCTGTTCAGATTCCAGAAGAAAAACGGTGTTGAGGATCTAAAGAAAGCTCGGAATTATCTGGACTATCTGATTGCAGATATGGATGCAACATGCGATGCAGCAGAGAAACTGTGGGATATATGATCAGTGAAGGATACGACGAATTCTCAATCGCAGATGCATGCTTAGAGATGAAGTTCAAGTTCACAAAAGGAAACAAATTGAACAATTGGGATGAGCTTGTACCATGGGAAAAAGTTCATGACAGATTCGCTATCAAAGAAGCGGATGGTAAATATGAATTGATATTTGTCTACAAGGATTCCAGTTCAAAGAAAGAAAAAACACCAAAGCATATATCGGAAGAGATGCAGCCGATGAATGATAAATGCAACTTGTACAAGTCAACTGTTTGGGGGAACGCAGAAGTATACTATTCTACAAATATGCCGGAAGGAACATGCACAAAGATTGTGTTCGACGATAAAGGTGGCAGAGACACATTTGCTATCAAGTTCTTTAGATATCTTAGCTATAACAGTCATAGATTCTCTATTCGAGATATTCTTGAAGATGCAAAGTACATGTTCTCTAAAGAGGATGACAATTTATCATTCACAATGCTATGGAATGATATCTTTAAAGGATTTCATATTACTGACGAAGCAGGAAAGTATGCATTAGAATTTATTATTGATTTACAGGGAGGAAAATGATATGAATGAAACCAAATCGGCAACAGAAGACGAAGACAGAATCGATTTCGGATCGTATAGCTTAACAATTGTATTTAACTGGAAAGACCAGTATTTAGATATTATAAATAGGAGGAAAAATAAATGAAAGCATTAGACACAGCAGTAACAAGTTTATCAACAGTAGTAGGCCATACTAAGGCCTGGACCAAAATGAACTCTCCAGAGATCATGTTAATTGCAGGGATCGGAGCAGGTATTGGAGCTCTGATTATGACACAGAGAGCAACACTCAAAGTTGCAGCAGTACAGAGAAACGAAGAAGCTACAAAACAGAAGATCGTAGAGACAGTAGCAAAGTATGAAGAAGATCCGGATTCTCTCGATAAGCCTTACACAAGAGAAGATGCAGCAAACGATATGGTTCTCTTAAAGCGTAAGACAGCATTAGAGTATGTTAAGCTTTATGTTGGACCTGCAATTCTTGAGGTAGCATCTATCGGGCTCATTCTTGGATCTCATCATATTATGAAACAGCGTCAGGCGGCATTAGCAGCATCTTGTGCAGCAATTGCAAAGGCTTACCAGACATACCGTCAAAATGTAATCAACAAGTACGGCGAAGAAGTCGACCAGGAGATGCTGTATGGTTCTGAAAAGAAAACAGTTAAGAAGACTGAGACAGATCCAGAGACAGGTGAGAAAAAGAAGGTAACTGAGGAGCAGGAGATTATCAGAAACTTCGGTGGTTCACCGTACGCAAGACTATTCAACAGAGAGAACTCTACTGAGTGGTTCAATGACAACCCTCAAAATGAATTCATGCTTGCACAGCGCGAGAAGGAAGCAGATACCAGATTAAAATGTGAAGGCATCCTGACACTAAATGATGTATACCGTATGATCGGTCTGAAGCCTACTGACATTGGTCTGACACACGGCTGGAGATATAGAAGCCAGAAAGATCCAGATTATGGCAAGTTCGACAACAACGTAACGTTCCTGACCAAATGGGTCATGGTACCGAACGAAGAAACTGGCGAAGAAGAGAGAACACTGTTGATCGACTTCAACTGTGATGGCTGCATTTATGGTGAAGTATCCCAGAGATGAATCGATGAACAAATAATGCTTAGAGACGGTGTATTAGATTACCCTTGGCAGCAGTGGTGCTACTAAGGGCGGTCTAGGACCGTAGGAAGGAGTCAAAATGAGTACTACAAATTACAATAGCCATTATACATGCTATATAGCAGCCGCTTCAATCGCTGTAGCGACAGAATATAACAAAAACCCAGATGCAGACTTCATTGCTATTGAACATGAACGTATGGATGCCATTGTGGAGTATTTCAAGGATCACGCGTTTTACAAGTACAATACCGATTTAACTATGGATGGCCAGCTTAAGTTCAAGGGTAAGCCAGTTATAGAATATATTGGACAGCCTATAGGAAGCAATAAAAGTGACATAGGATCTATGACAGCCGAGGAAATGAAAAGGATGCTTAACAAAGTTTATGGTGCTACGAAGTATAACCAGGGAGGTTACAGTGTATAGATGTGATGGATGCGGTGAGGTATGTGAGGAAAACGAACTTACAGAGTTAGAGTTCTTTCAAGGCGTACCAACGCAAAACTTATGCGGTAAATGTCTGGCAAATATATTTGTAAAGAAGGAGAAAAAGAAATGAAGAACGCAATATACTTAGACAGTGACTTTGTACGGGAGGAGATGGATTCCGTTAACGTGTTGCTCAGACGATTTGAGACGCTTATCAATAGCACTGATGGTGTCCTCACAGGGCAAATGATATGGAGAAATATCTTACACGCTTTAGACATTAACACTGAACAGGAGATCATTGATGCTTTTGGTCTTTTCAGTTTAGATGACAAAATATATGATATCAAGTCGGTTGTATTGTACAAAGATGCTAAGACATATGACACATACTTACTGTTCAATGTACGTAATGCCAATGAAGAAAATATCGACAATAGTAAAGCTGCTGAGGCATTTGCAAAAGTCTACGCAAGGCTTAATGAACTTCAGGAGAAGACAGATGTCAAAATAGCTGCTAAAATTACAACCGACGGTATAGAAATTGAAGCTCCTAAGGACAACCTTGTATACCGGATCATTATTCAGAAGTTTACACTCGACGAAGCTGTAGATATAACGATTCCAATTGAGAACGCACTGGATGATGTTATGAGAAAAATGATTGATTAAAAAGGGGGGTCAAAATGAAAGAAGTTTATTTGAAATGTGACATGATTCCATATAAAAAGAGTTCTGTCAATGCGCTGATCGATAGACTTTACACGATTACTCAAAGTAATTATGGAGTCTTATCAGGCAATGTTATATGGTTCGAACTTTTAGATCGTTTAGGGGTGGAATCAGAAAAAGAAATCCTGGACGCTTTTGGCATTAACGATTTAAAGTCTAAGATCTATAATATTACTGATATTGGTTTATACCAAGATATCGAAAGTATGTGCGTATACCTGATGTTCAAAATAGATGATTCAGTGAAATGCGGGACTGAGTGTGTGGCTAAAGATATATCCGACATCTATACATACATCAATAAAATTGAGACAAATTCTCAGCTGAAAGCAAACATCGAGGTTACAACTGACGGTGCAAGTGTTAGCTTCCCTAAAGACGATCCAGTAGAGCATGATATTGTGAACAATGTCTTTGACTCAGTAAGGGCGGTTTATAAAGGGCTCAACAATATTAAGTCTGAAACCGGTGTCAAAACAGGTGTAGCTATAACAGGATTAGGAGTTCATTTCGATTCTGTTAAGGATAAATTAGGATTCAGCATCTCTGTAGAGAAGAAAGAACTCGACAATGCGGCAGATATGCGTATGCCTATTAAGAACACAATTGATATTGCTATAAAGAAAGTAACAGAATAGGGGGTTCTTCTATGTGCGACAAAAGAAAAATGAGTAACTGGACTGTAACGGAACGCGATCTGGAAATCTTCAATCGTTGGCAGAGTGGAGACAGCGTTCGCATGATAGCGATGGACGAATATGTCTCTACACAGCGAATATATGAGATAATTACTAAGGTACGGCTATTCCGTGGTGAAGAAGTCTATAAAGATCCATACGATCTCAGATATCTACAGTCAATTACACCTAGAACTAGAAAATTCTTAGTTAAAAGAGGAGCTAAAGACATTAAAGAGCTGATTGAATGGGTTAAGTATAACAGACTTACAACCATACCTGGTATCGGCGATACGATTGAAAAGAAAATACTTATTCAGCTCAATGACTTTATGCGCCAAAGACGTGAAGAAGAGCAGAATAAAAATGGAGGAATTTAAAATGAAGAAAATTAGTAAATGGTTATACTTATTACTTGCAGTCATTGTATGTTTGACTATAGTTCAACCGGTAAATGCAAAAACTAAATACACCAAGGCCGAAAAGAATTTAGCTTACACATTAGCTGTCTTCCAGGATAGTGAACTGTTAAACCCAGATTCATTTAAAATAAAGAAAATTAGTAAGGTTAAATATGTGCTAAATAAGGATAATTTTGAAGTGTATGCGGCATGCGGTATTCTTGATAGCTATAGGACGATCACTTGGAAGGTGGATTATACAGCGTCCAATGCTTATGGCGGAAACGTTAGGGAAAGTGTATATGTTACTTCTACATGGAATTATTGCAGTGAATACGATATTGATTTTGAAGATTATACTGACAAAACCAGCTATGCTAAAAGCAGCAAGAGTAAGTCATTTGTTAAGAAAATCAAGAAGCTTACGTCAAAATACTATAAGGAATTTTAAGGGGGGGGGTCTAGGTATGATTGGATTTTGTAAATGTGATATTTGTGGAAAAGTGTATCACCAAGATGAGAACAAGAACTATGATGGAATCATGATTTGGTATACTGATCAAGAGACTGGCACTACTATGCATGGAAACCGAAAGTATGATATTATTGAACCAAATGGAGAAACAATGAAAGGATCTCCAGAGATGATGGATGTATGTCCTGCCTGCTTTGGACGGTTCTGTGACTGGATTAAATCATTTAAGGAGGAGAACAAATAATGAGAGGAATTTGTAAATGCGATTTATGTGGCAATGTATACTGTGAAAAAGAGAACCCGGTATATGATGGCATTACTGTATGGTGGAAAAACAATGCTGGAGAAAACAAGTTTCCGGCGTCAGCTTCTCAGTTAAGCACACAGAGTGGCGATAAGCTTACTGACATGCCAGCAGTTATGGATCTTTGCCCTAATTGCTTTGAGCGATTCTACAACTGGATAAAAATGTCTAGGGATGAAAACTTTCCAATGAACAAACCTGAATAACTCGCATAAAAAACAAAGCTTATAATGAGAAGAGATGCGTAGTAGCACAATAGCAGTGCACTGGTATACCCTATACCAGAGATGCGGGTTCATATCCCGTTTGCATCTCCTTTCATTTTTCGAAAATTAGGAGGAAATTAAAATGAAGAGAATTATCGATTGGTTCAGAAAACCAGCTATCTTGCACAAACTGTTTCACACTGGTGGCGATTGGGACGGCGACATCGTTATATACAAGCGCCATAAGTATTATGCCAACTTTCAGACAGGGACGGTGATTAGAATTGAATAGCGTGTTTATATTTTTCAGAACTTTGAGCTTATTCATTTTAGGCGGTCTTATGTTTGCTGGTGTTGACACAGCTACTAGGGACGGAAAGAAAATTGCAAACGATATTGCAGATTACTTAGGCAATGCAGGATACAATGTATCTATCAGTAGTGGAGATCGTCGTGCATCATTGACAATTGATTTGTCTAATGCTAAGTATCTTAAGGAGGATTAAAAAATGACAGCAAAAGAATGTTTAGTGGAGTTTAAAAAAGCTTATTGTGAGAAAGATCCGAAAAGTAATAAAGATCCAGAATTCAGATGTGATGAGTGTTTGTTTAGAAAAGATAACGAATGCTCAGTTAATGCTTTTATCAGTAGACATGAGAATAAGGAGGGCAAATAAATGAGCGGAAAAGCAGTATTAAGTTTTGTATTAGGAGCTACTGCAGGTGCAGTAGGTATGTATTTTGGCATGAAACAGGCCTGTGAAAAGTACATCGACAAGGAAATTGAGCAGTTTAAGGCTGATTATGAGGCTGCTCACAAGAAAAAAGAGGAAAAAAAGAGCGAAGACGTCAAGAAAATGGAAGAAAATCTGGAAAAAGACGCTGAAAAAGCCCTAAAAAAGTACGCTTCGGCTACTGAAAAGAGCATTTCTAGTGTAGATACAGGCAGAAAAGAGGCTGATGCTAAGCTCGAAAGAGTAAATTATGCCAAAATCAGGACTCCAGACATCGACGAGATCGACGAAATTGATGTTGAGAAGAATGTAGACAGCGCAATGGGTCCAGTTGTGATTGATCCTAGTGAGTATATGGAAGATGATGGTCTTAATAGAGTTGTATGGAACTACTTACCTAAGGAGAACAAGGTATACTCAGAGGATGGTACTGAAGAAATTATGGACGGTATTGAGCTTCTTGGTGAAGAGAACTTAGACTCATTTGGTGAGTTCGAGGTTGATACATTATACGTGAAGAACGCTCGCGAAGGTGTCAAGATCGACTGTATCCAGTACGAGGACATGACTTATGATGAATTCTTAGAGGAGGTCACGTTATGATAGTATTCTATTATCCAGACACATTACACAGTGCCAACAGGTATAAAGAAGCTAAAAAAGAGGCCGAAAAACGGTCTAGAAAGGAAAAAAATGACAAAAATCGACAAAAATAGGGTCAAAATGGACTATTTCGAGTGGCTTTTAAGCAAAATCGCCGTTGATCCAGCGAAAAATGAGCACATTCAGGGGTTCAAATGGCTGTTCTCAACAGACTTCGAATGGTCACATAAACTTGACGCTAACCGGGCTGCGGACGGTGTAGATCTCCGTTCTACGTTCGCTTATGAGTGTGGCTATAGATACCCTGAAGTAAGAAATGCATTACTTGATAATCAGTGCTCCTGGCTTGAAATGATGGTTGGGTTAGCCATGCGATGCGAAGATTCCATTATGGGAAATGACGAATTTGGAGACCGTACACCTCACTGGTTTAATGTAATGGTTGACTCACTTGGGCTTTACCTTGACTGCTCCGAAGACGATGAAGTAATCCTTAAGAAGTGTGCTTCACGTCAGTATAAGCAGGATGGAGAAGGCGGCCTATGGTGGGTCAAAGGAACTAAAAAGAACTTGAGACGCATGCAGATTTGGGACCAGATGTGTGAGTATCTCAATACGAATTATAAGGAGGAAATTCATCTATGACATTTAAAAGAAGTATTAACAATCGTATGACATATAAGGAGCTTGAAAAAGTTAAAGTAGAAAGATGCGTAGAAGGCATGTTCAGCCGTGACGAATCTCATAGTGCAGTACTGAATGCCGCTAGATACTTAGAGAAGAATGGACCTTCTGGTGTATTCTCCGATTCCGCTATTGATGTTGTTGACGCTATTGCTTTTGCATTCGCTTCAGGAGAATTAGACTGGGTTAAAGATTTAGGGAGGGAAGAAGACAATGACGAAGGAAGAGTTTAAGGGATTCAGTTCGGCTGCCCAACATGACATGGTTTTAGAGGCCTTGGTACGAGTTACAAAGAACCTTGAGACGATGGAAAAAGAATCAGAAAGACCGTTCGTAGGCACTGTTAAACAGCGTAGGAATGATATCAAGCTGCTTACTATTCTGGCGGAAGCATTCGGTAAGAATGAGCTTGCGTGGGCGCAGAAGCCGAGAGTAACTATGGATGCGGGTAAGATGATGCCTAGGGACGAGGTCTTATCGTGCTTTGCCTTGTATACTGGCATTGGGCAGAAAGTATATATGGAAAAGTCTAAGCCAGCACCTTGGGACAAGGCATCTATGATAGATGCAACCAATGATAATCATAAAGGGTCTAGGAATACATTTAGTGAAATGACGAATGCCAAAGAAAAGATTGAGAGTGCTCAGCAGAGTTCCGGGAATTTTATGAGCTGTAAATCTAGTACTGATACTACGTCGTATCCTGACGAGTTGGTTAAAAGAAGTTAATAGGCGAAAATATTAAAGAAAGTTGAGGTAAATATTATGGCAAAGAAATTTATTCCTAATATGGATAAATCTGAGATGTTTATATGCCAATATAATCCGTCCGATGGTGCTAGTCCTAGCTACTTTACTGTTGCTAAAGAAAAAATTGAGAATGGTAAAAGTGCTGGATTGCGAGCCGTAGCATGTTGGAAAGGCAATCAGGCTGATAAAATGCATGACATCATCGTAAATAACAAGATGATTTAGATAAAAATAATAAAGAAAGTTGAGGTAGTAATTATGGGAAATAAAGGAAAAAATGAGGATTATGTTGGCAAGCTTGTGCCAAATTCCGAGTGTGGAAAACTGCTTATTTTGCAGTATAATCCGTCTGATGGGAAGCATGAAAGCTGGTTATCGGTCGCTGGAGAAAGTGAAAAAAATGGCCAGAAAGGGAAATTACAACTGATTTCGGTAGTAAAAGGGGACGATGCAGACTATATTTACAGCGTTTTGACAGGAAAAAGCGCAAAATAAAAATGGCCAGCAAGTTGCAAAAATTGATGAAAAAGTGGCTTTTTAGTGCTATTTTACCCTATTATTGGCCAAAAGCCCATTTTTTTATATAGTTTAAAAACTTTTTAGGAAAGTATGAAAATATATAAAAGTTTTTGAGAGCACATTTTTGTGTCCAAACGGTCAGGAAAGGAAAAAGTATGAATTTTGTAACAATTAAGAGTTCATATGTCAAGTCTAGGGATGCCACGGTCATTCACCCAACGTTTGCTGTTTCTAAGAAAGTTGATAACCTGTTATGTAAAGGTAAGGCGTTCTATGCTCTCTGGGATGAGAAGAATAACAGATGGTCTACTGATGAATACGATGTTGTTGATTATGTAGATCGTTTGATCGATGAAGTATATGAAACAGTTAGCAAGACCACAACCAGCAAAATCGAAAAAGACTACTTAAGGGACTTCGACAATGGACGCTGGGAAAAGTACAAGAAGTATTGCCAGCTTAGTCCGTCGTCTTCAATACAGTTAGATTCTGATATTACATTCCTAAACCAGAAGACAACCAAAGAGGACTATCGTTCCAAGACCTTACCATACGACATCAAAGCAGGCAAGACACCGGGCTATGACAAAATCATCTCAACTCTGTATGATGCAGAAGAACGACGAAAGATCGAGTGGGCCATTGGATCAGTTATATCTGGTGACTCTAAAAAGATTCAGAAGTTCTTAGTCTTCTATGGTGAAGCTGGAACAGGTAAGTCGACAATCCTTAACATCATCCAAAAGCTGTTCGAAGGATATTGCGGAACATTCAATGCTAAAGACTTAGCTACTCCGTCAAAATCATTCGCGACTGCCGCATTCAAAGATAACCCTCTGGTAATGATTCAACATGACGGTGACTTAAGTAGAATTGAAGATAACACCCTTCTCAACTCTATAATCGCACACGAGGAAATCGGCATTTCTGAAAAGTATAAAGCTGAGTATCCAATGCGAGTTAACAGTATGCTATTCATGGGTACAAACCGACCAGTCAAAATCACTGATGCAAAGTCAGGTATTATAAGACGACTGATTGATGTTAAGCCAACTGGCGAATTACTCGAGCCAGATACTTACCAGGAATGCATGAGTCAGATTCCATATGAGCTTGGAGCTATAGCTAATCATTGTCTCAAAGTATACCAGAAATACGGAAAGCATTACTACGATGGATATAAGCCATTGGATATGATGTTCAAAACGGACGTCTTCTTCAACTTCGTAGAAAGCTGTTATCCGTTCTTTGAGAAGGATGATGGAACAACATTAAAAGCAGCATATAGTCTGTATAAAGAGTATTGCGACAACACTGGGCTCCCAAACAAAATGCCAATGTACAAATTCAGGGAAGACTTGAAAGATTACTTCGATGAGTTTCTCGACAGAATTACTTTGGAAGATGGAACAAGAGCTAGAAGCTATTACAAAGGCTTCAAGAAAGATAAGTTCGTAGACAAAGAGCTTAAGCCAGACGAAGCCAAAGAATCATGGCTCAAAATGGATAGCACTAAATCTATCTTAGATGAAGTGTGTAAAGATTGCCCAGCACAATATGCACGCGGCGATGCGCCATCAAAAGCGTGGGATCGAGTTGGTACAACATTGAAGGATCTGGATACTACTAAACTTCACTATGTTAGAGTTCCAGAGAATTTAATAGTCATTGACTTTGATCTGAAAGATGCTGAAGGGAATAAGTCTAAGGAAATGAACTTAGACGCGGCATCTCAATGGCCGCCAACATATGCTGAGTTCTCAAAGAGTGGTGCAGGTGTGCATCTGCATTACTATTATACTGGTGACCCTAAACAACTTGATAATGTATATAGCGACAATATAGAGATCAAGGTTTATAGTGGTAAAGGAGCATTGCGAAGAGTTGTAACAGCATGTAACTCAACTCCAATTGCTACTATATCTTCAGGGTTACCGTTAAAGAAAAGGAGTGAAAATATGGTAGACTTTAAAGTAGTTGCCAGCGAAAAGATGATTCGAGCATTGATCAAAAAGAATCTTCGGAAAGAGAGTCATCCTGGTACAAAACCAAGTGTAGACTTTATTAAAAAGATTCTTGACGATGCATATGAGTCAGGCGAGCACTACGACGTAACAGACATGCGCAATGATATTGTAGCATTCGCAGCATCAAGTACAAACCATGCAGACTATTGTCTAGAGCAGGTTGGAAAGATTCATTACTGTTCTGATGATGTTGCAGGAGTTGACAATCCAAAAGATGACAGGATTGCATTCTATGATATTGAGGTGTTTCCAAACCTGTTATTGGTTAACTGGAAATACAGAGGAGAACCTGGACCTTGTAAGAGGATGATCAATCCATCACCGACAGAAGTTGAAGAGTTCCTCAAAATGAAACTTGTTGGATTCAACTGTCGAAGATATGATAACCACATTCTGTATGCTCGAATGATGGGATATTCATTGGAAGCTTTATTCCAGCTCTCACAAGACATTATTAACAAGAGTCCAAATGCTTTCTTCGGATCGGCATACAACTTAAGCTATACAGATGTTTATGACTTCTGTGCTAAGAAGCAGAGTCTGAAGAAGTGGGAAATCGAGTTAGGTATTCATCATCAGGAATGGGCATTGCCTTGGGATCAGCCGGTACCAGAAGAACTGTGGCCTAAGGTTGCTGAGTATTGTGACAATGATGTCATTGCAACAGAAGCTACATTTGAAGCTAACATTGAAGACTTTGAAGCAAGATGTGTCTTAGCTGAAATTGCTGGAGGATGTCCAAACGATACAAACAACATGTTGTCTGGTAAACTGATCTTTGGAAAAGACAAGAATCCACAGCGAGAGTTTGTATATACTGATCTGTCTACAGGAATCTCTGTTGATATGGATGGTAATGAAACCTACAATGAATTCAATAAGTTTGAAGGCTATGTCTTCGATCACGGAGTATCAACATATCGTGATATCAAACTTAATGAAGGTGGATTAGTAATTGCTGATCCTGGAATGTACCGCAATGTCAAAACATTTGATGTAGCATCTATGCATCCACATTCTGTAATCGCGCTTAATCTGTTTGGTAAGAAGTATACCGCGAGATTTAAAGATCTTGTTGATGCTCGCATTGCTATTAAGCATCGTGACGTTGAAGCATTAAAGACTCTGTTCGGCGGAGCATTTGCTCGGTTTGCTAATCTTGCTAAGGAAGAACTCGACAAACTTGCTAAGGCTCTGAAGATTGTAATTAACTCTGTATATGGACTGACATCAGCTCACTTCAGTAATCTGTTCAAGGATGAAAGAAACATCGACAACATCGTTGCTAAACGTGGAGCACTCTTCATGGCAACACTTAAAGGCGAAGTTGAGAAACTTGGAGCACACGTCGTTCACATCAAGACTGATTCAATCAAAATCGATAATCCGACACCGGAAGTTGAGCAGTTCATCTATGACTTCGGAAAGAAGTATGGATATACATTCGAGATCGAAGCTGAGTATGAGAAAATCTGCTTAGTAAACAATGCAGTCTACATTGCATATGAGAAAGGCGAAGGGTGGACGGCAACTGGAACTCAGTTCGCAGTACCATATGTATTCAAGAAACTCTTCACTCATGAAAAGATTGAATTCAATGACTTATGTCAGACAATCGCTGTCAGCAATGGTGGAGAGCTTGACCTCGACTTTAACGAGAATCTGGCAGAAGACGAACACGACTATAAGTTCGTTGGTAAAGTTGGTCAGTTCTGCCCAATCCAAGAAGGCTGCGGTGGAGCTCAGTTATTCAGAGTAAAAGACGATAAGTACTTTGCACCATCTGGAACAAAGGGGTACCGTTGGCTCGAATCTGAAGATGTAATAACAAACAATATTCAGGATAAAATTGACATGTCTTATTATGAAGAACTTGCTAATAAAGCAATAGAAACTATCTCAGAGTTTGGTGACTTTGAGAAATTTGCAATTGATGAACATACCGATATGGCAGCATAGAAAGGAAGGTCTATTATGGCAAACGTAAACAACATTAACATTGAAGGTGCAATGATTATTTGGAAGAACTTTTCAGGAGAAAGAGATAAATTCAACCCTGGTAAAAGAGGATTCAGTGTTGTAATTGATGATACAGTAATGGCTGATGAACTGAGACAGGAAGGATGGAATGTAAAAGATCGCCCTATTCCAGAAGGAGCAGATGACTCTGAACAGGAATGGACTCTTCCTGTAAAACTCAATATGAACCGTTACACACAGGTATGGCTTATTGTCGGTAATCACAAGACGCTCCTGGATGAAGACACAGTATCCCAGCTTGATGTTGTTGACATTGTAAACTGTGATATTTCAATTCGTCCTTACGAATGGGAGATGAATGGCCGTACTGGAATCACCGCATATGTTGATTCGATGTATGTAACAATTCGTGAAAACAAGTTCGCCGAGAAATACGCTGACTTAGATTAATATGGAATTAAAGTTGAAGCCGCACCAAAAGAGTGCGATAAGGAAAATGCATAACGGCTGTATACTTTGCGGCGGTACAGGGTCTGGTAAATCTATTACCGGACTCGCGTACTACTTCATCCGAAATGGTGGAGAGCTAGAGCCAATGACAAAGATGAAAAATCCAAAAGATCTCTACATCATAACAACTGCTAAGAAAAGAGATAGCGGCGAATGGCTTGGAGACATGAGTTGGTTTTATTTAACACCAGACGATGAATCCAAGATCTATGATCATAAAATAGTCATAGACTCATGGAACAATATTAAGAAATATGCGGACGTTAAAAACAGCTTCTTTATTTTTGACGAACAGCGAGTAGTTGGCTATGGCGCTTGGACTAAGTCATTCCTAAAGATTGCAAAGTCCAATGAATGGATATTACTATCTGCAACACCAGGAGACAATTACATGGATTACATGCCAGTCTTTATTGCTAATGGATTTTACAAGAATAAAAGTGAGTTCACTGCTGAACACTGTGTATTTTCACGATTCAGCAAGTTTCCACAAATTGAAAAATTCATTGGTACTGAAAGACTGAACAGATTAAGACGAAGAGTGTTAGTTGATATGCCGTATCAAAATCCAGCTATTCAACATCACGAAGATGTTTGGTGCTCGTTTGATAGAGAAGCTTATAAAACTCTTATGAGAGATAGGTGGGATTATGAGAAGAATGAACCGATAGAAAATGTTAGTGAGTTGTGTTATAAGCTAAGAAAGATCTGCTATGCTGATGAAAGCAGAGCCGAAGCATTACGAAATATTTTCGAAGAACATAACAAGCTGATAGTTTTCTACAATTTCGATTATGAGTTGGAGATCATCAAAAATATAGACTTTGGAGAAGATGTTGCAATCGCTGAGTTAAATGGACACCGGCATGATCAGGAACCATTCGACAATTCAAAATGGATTTATCTTGTTCAATACAATGCTGGGTCGGAAGCATGGAATTGTATAAAGACAGACACAATGGTTTTCTATTCACAGAACTACTCGTACAAAATGATGAAGCAGGCCAGTGGAAGAATTGACAGACTTACCACACCATACAAAGAACTTAAATACTTTCATTTAAAATGTAGAAGCCCAATCGAGCTTAGAATTACAAGAGCTCTAGCTCAGAAAAAGAATTTCAATGAGTCTGCTTTCATAAAATAGGCCTCGCGAAAAAAACATAGCTTATTATAGGGGAGGAGAGCAGAATCTGCCTCTTTCCTTTTTGTTTGTCTTTTCGTGGGGCTCTTTTATATATTAAAGTTCTTACATCTGCACACCACAACTGTCATTACGTTTACCTCCGGCCCTACGAAAGGAGAACAATGAAAAAAGAGAACAAAATTCAATCTGATATAATTTCAGAATTAAAAGAATTATTTCCAGATTCTATTATTTTAAAGAACGATCCTAATTACAAACAGGGAATTCCTGATTTGGTTTTATTGGATAGAGATGGCTGGGCATTGCTTGAAGTTAAAAGAGATGCCGAAGCAAGCCACAGACCTAATCAAGATTACTATGTAAAAAAGGCAAATGAAATGGGACAATATGGAAGTTTCATTTATCCTCAAAATAAGAAGGAGATTTATAATGGAATTCAGGAAACATTCACAAGTAAAAGAAGGAGATCACGCATATCTCGGAGCTAGTAAGTATCATTGGATTAACTATGATGCTGAGAAACTCGAAAACACATATCGAAGATTTCTTAAAGCTCAGCAAGGTACAGAGTTGCATGAGTTTGCAGCAAAATGTATTAAACTTAGACAGAGGTTGCCAAGATCACCTTTAACACTCAATATGCATGTAAATGATGCAATTGGGTATAGAATGACACCCGAGCAGGTGCTATATTATTCAGAGAATTGTTTTGGTACAGCAGATGCGATCAAGTTTGCTAAAGACTTTCTTAGAATTCATGATTTGAAAACAGGCGACATTCCTGCGCACATGCAGCAGTTGGAAATTTATACTGCGCTGTTCTGTTTGGAGTATGGTATTAAGCCTGGAGATATTGGGATCGAATTAAGGATCTATCAAAATAATGAGATTCTTAAAGAGACTCCAACACCGGAAATTATACTGCCAATCATGGACAAGATCAAATCATTTGATAAGATCATTGTAACCGTTAAGAAAGAGGAGGGCATAGAATGAGCTACTTAGCACACTACGGTACTCCTCGGCATTCGGGGAGATATCCTTGGGGTTCTGGAGATAACCCTTATCAGCACAATGCAGACTTCTTAAAGACTGTTAGGGAGATGAAAGCTAAAGGTAAAAGCGAGAAAGAGATCGCTGCATCTATGGGCTTGAAAACAACTGAGTTTCGAAACAAGCAGTCAATTTATGTAAATGCTGAGAAAGTTGATCGAATCAACAGGGCTATGAAATTGAAAGAACATGGCTATTCAAATGTCAAAATAGCTGAGATTATGTTCAATTCAACATCAAAAGAATCAACGGTTCGATCATTATTGAACCAAGGAGAAAAGCTTAAAGAAGACACATGTATCAATACAGCTGAAGCTTTAGCTAAGAAAGTTGGAACTAAGAACTTTGTTGACGTTGGTACTGGAGTTGAGAGAGAAATCGGAATTACAAAAACAAGATTAGATGTATCTCTCCAGATCTTAAAAGAAGCTGGTTATGAAGTGCATTCAGTCAAAGTCCCACAGATCAATCAAAAAGGGCAGTATACAACTACTAAAGTTCTTTGCCCTCCGGGAACTGAATGGAAAGATGTACAGCAGCATACCGAAAAGATTAAACCATTGGAAAAGTATTCTAATGATGGTGGTGAAACATTCTGGGCTCCTGAATACCCAGCAAGTATCTCATCCAGTCGAGTAGCTGTAAGATATGGCGATAAAGGTGGATTGGAGAAAGATGGAGTTATTGAGCTTCGAAGAGGAGTTGCTGATCTTGACCTTGGGGATTCGCATTATGCTCAGGTAAGAATCGCTGTCGATGGAACACATTATCTTAAAGGTATGGCAATCTACTCAGATGACATGCCAAAAGGTGTAGACGTTGTGTTCAACACCAATAAAACAAGTGATGTGTCAAAGATGGACGTCTTCAAGAAAATGAAGGATGATCCAGACAATCCATTCGGAGCAACTATCAAAGCAAATGGACAGTACCATTATAAAGATAAAGATGGCAATGATAAGTTAGGAGCTATCAATAAGCTTAAGGAAGAAGGCGATTGGGACCACTATTCTAAGAACCTTGCTTCTCAGTTCTTGTCAAAACAGCAGTTGCCACTTATCAAGAAACAGCTTAAGTTGTCAGTTGACAATCGTCAGGATGAGCTTGATAAGATCCTCAAAATGACAAACCCTGTTGTTAAACGGAAATTGCTTGCAGACTTTGCGGAAGCTTGTGACAGCCAGGCAGTAGATCTTAAAGCAGCAGCACTTCCAAGACAGAGTGCTAAAGTAATCTTACCAGTATCTTCTTTAAAAGATAACGAAATCTATGCACCATCATACAAGAATGGAGAGACTGTATGTCTTGTGCGTTATCCGCATGGTGGAACATTTGAGATTCCAGAGCTTAGAGTAAATAACAGGAATCCTCAGGGAAAGTCAATGCTTGGTAATGCTATTGATGCTGTCGGAATCAATTACAAGGTTGCAGAAAGATTATCTGGAGCTGACTACGATGGCGATACAGCAGTAGTAATTCCATCGAATTCACCAAGATCAAAAGTTAAGATTACCACATCCGACATCAGCGAATACACTGGTCTGAAAGATTTCGATCCTAAGATTGCATATCGTGGAGTTGAAGGAGTTACTGCTAAACTTCCAGAAAAACGTAAAGGATTGGAAATGGGTAAGATATCCAATCTGATTACTGATATGACATTAAAGGGTGCAAAGCCTGATGAAATTGCAAGAGCCGTAAAACATTCGATGGTCGTTATTGATGCACCGAAGCACGGTTTGGATTATAAGAGGTCCTATGAAGAGAACCGTATAGCCGAGTTAAAGAAAAAGTACCAGGGTGGTAGTGATGCCGGTGCATCCACACTCCTATCCCGGTCTAAATCAGTGGCCTATGTTGCTGAAACAAAACAGATTCGTTTAAAAGATATTGATCCTAAGACTGGTGAAGTACATCCGGAGCCTACGGGGCGTACCTATACGGACTGGAAAAGAAATAAGGATGGTACATGGGAATCAAAAGGTGAGAAACTGGCTACTGTCAAGACATCTAAGATGGCGGCTACAAATGATGCCCGTACCCTGTTATCAAAGAACCCTAATCCCAAAGAGGTTGCATATGCAGACTATGCCAATGCCCTTAAATCTATGGCTAAATTAGCAAGAAAGAATTATGTAGCTACTAAGAACATTGAAATAAATGCACAAGCTAAGAAAGTATATTCGGCGGAAGTAGCAAGTCTTAATGCTAAGCTTAACAGGGCATTACAGAATGCGCCAAAAGAGAGACAGGCACAGATAATCGCTAACAAGACATTAAAGCAAAAGCAAGCGGCTAATCCAGATTGGACAGCAGATGAAATCAAACGAGCTGGACAGCAGGCTTTAACTGCAGCTAGAGCAAAGGTTGGCGCATCTAAGTCTAATGTACAAGTTGACATAACAGACAGAGAATGGTCTGCAATTCAATCTGGTGCAGTCAGTACATCAAAGCTTACGCAAATACTTAACAATGCTGATTCAGATAGAGTAAAACAGCTTGCATCTCCGAAGAAAACAGTTACTGTTAATGCTTCTCAAGTTGCAAGGATAAAGTCTATGCTTAACTTTGGTTATACGCAAGCTGAAGTAGCTGAAGCAACTGGACTTTCTGTATCAACTATCAACAAATATTTATAGAAAGGAGAATAAGGGAATGAGTAATTCAAAAGACGGATCTCTGAAGCTAGCAACACAAAGTTCTACAGACCGCAATGATACATTACATATCTGGATCACAACAGTAGACAACCCCTTTGATCCTTTTGATGACTTTGACAATTGGTACAGGTTTGATGAATCAAAGGGCTATTGTACTTCAGGGTATTTAGCTAGATACTTTGATGCTGATACATCAGACATGAACGATACTGAATACGAAGCACGATTAGCAATTGCTATTGACAAGATTCTTAATAATGATTTCATGGGTCAATACTTTAAGGTAACTCGGGTAAATGGAGAAACTAAACCAAAGATCCATGGTAACAAATAAAAATTTAGATTTGAATGGCTTTAATGATTTGAATGTTTTAGAGTTATTAAAAGAAAAACTCTCTAAACTTCCATTGGAGCTATTCAATTAGCACCCGGGAGGGGGTCGTTAAAATGACACCCCCTCTCTCAT